TAAAGCTATTAATAGGCCTGTCTTTTCTTTTAAGACTTGATTTTTAAAATCAAATACTTCTTTAAATTCTTTTTGTTGATTATCAAAAGCTTCTTTTACAGTAATATTATCTAATTGAGCAATTCTCTCAGGTGACATTATTTGACTACCCTTACCATATACATTAGGTACAGTATATACACCTTGATTAAAAGTTATATTTCTAATTAACTGATATATTATTTTTCCTTTATCTTTAGTTGTCAATTCATTATTTTGATCAAAATAAAGTTCATTACCTTCATTATCAGAAAGTACTAAAGCTATTATTTGATTAACCTTAGCTAACTCAGGATTATGAGTACCCTTTGCCATTATACCAGCTGCTTTACCTATTAACTTATCAGTATAGGTATCTCTTTGTTCTCTTTCAATATTAATTAATTGAACAGCTTTTAAACCTAATTTTTTACCTTTATATTCTAAACCTGTTAATAAAGATTCATCTCCAGTAAATTCTTTTTTAATATTATTAAGAATACTGTACATTCTTACTTTAGATTCATCAGCTTCTTCTATTGTAAGAAAATTTTTAAGTCTTGGATCTAATGTATAAAATTCTTGATATGTACCTGAAAATATACTATAAGGTTTTAATCTTGCATCATCAGTAGCTTCTTCTTCACTAGATTCAGTTAATTTTATTTTTTGAGAATCTTTCTTTTGTTGTTGTACTAGGTTCTGTACATCTTCTGGTGAAAGTTCAGGATTAAAATATTTTAGTGTATTTATTATACCGTTTTCTTCATCTGTAAAAGATGTCAATAAATCATCAACCTTATTAAAATTAAATTTTAAACCTTTAATTTTAGGGTTAGCTTTAGCTAAAAATATAAGAGCTGGTACTTGTTGTAAGAACTTTGCTGCTGTTTCAGGATCCTTTTTTTCAGAAAGAGCTTTAAATAAATCTCTTAAAAAAGATTCAATATTAAAATCTTCAACAGGTTCAGTTGATGTTTTTTTAACAAGATTAGCTTTATACAAAGTACCGTATACATATGTATATAAACCTTCAATTTGGCTATTGGATAGTGCGCAAGTAATTTTCATTATTAACAGTCTAAATCTAATTTTAATATAATATCTTCTAATTCTTCAACAGATAATTTTTCTGATTGATTTTCTATATTCTCTCTTCTAGAATTATTAGTTCTAATGTCATCTACAGCTTCTTGAGACTGTTGAATAATATCTTTATCTTCATTTGTAAGAGGGTCTTCATTTATTGATGTAACTGTATTATCCATAATTTCTGATTCTGTATTAAATAAATCTGTTAACTCACTAATTTTAAATGTCTTACCTCGTTTATTACCTAAACGTGTAAGATGAACTGTACCTTTAGAAATATCTTCTTTACCCTTTATTACAGATTCATATGCTTTAGCAAAGATAACATTTACACCTTTGCTATTTTCAATTATAATATCTTTTTTAGCAATTAAAATATCATTTTTATTGAATGTATTATCTTCTAAATTAATTTCTTCTTGTTTTAAAACATTTAGTTCTGCTTTTAAATCATTAAGTTTTTTAAGTGCAATGACTGCTTCTTCTTTATAATAAGCTCTAACTTTAGGAGAATTAGCACTTTCTTTAGAACCGTAAGTCATATCCTTATATTGCATAGTTGCACTATTAATACGACTTTCTAACTCTTCTATATTAGTTTTAGTATTTTTAGGAACAGAAGTTTCTATATCAGCTTTTTGATCAATAGGAGTTTGATTAAATTCTTCTTTAAGAATATCTTTAACTATCAATTCAGCATCTTTAACTTTATCTAATGCTTCTAATTTAATACCTTGAAGTAAATTTAATTTAGTAGTACTTGTGTCACCTGGATTATAACCTATTTCAATAGGCATAATTGCAATAGTAAGTGCTTTTAAATTATGTGTATTATTTAATAAAATTCTATATATTGATAATTGTTTTGTGTGCTTTGTTTTATTAGAATCCTTTCCTGTTTCATAAGGTTCTGTATATTTATTTTTTCCTTTATTGTCTCCACTTTTATGAGATTGAGTAAATTGGTCACCTCTCATAGTCTTCATATCATATATACGGATATTACCTTTACTATCGTAAGTAAGTAAATCTACAGTACCCGCAATACCTAACTCATCATTGTATAATACAATATCATTTGCTAAAACTTTTTCACCTCTAGCATCCATTATTTTTTTAACACTATCAAGTCTAGCTAAAAAAGTTGTTACATTATCTAAAGATGATACATCATATTCTGATAAATCTTTAAGTTCATTAGTAAAGAAATCTCTTACAAGAATATCTACTTTTGTACCTATAATTTGTGAAGAAGCTAATAGTAATTTTTGTTCAAGATCTCTACCTTCATAATTTAAAGTACCTAATCTTTCTTTGTATTCTTCAATAGATTCACCTTTTTTAATACCATCTATAAATTCTGTATCAGAAATATAATTAGTAACTCTAGTATAAGTTTTACCTGTTTTAGTATTAACATAATTAACACCGTCATCAGATAATTTAATAAACTCTTTATTAGCTATTATTTCTTTTATACTTTCATTTAAAGAACCTTGTTCTTCTGGACTTAATCCTGGTTCTCCAAAAGACATGGTTAAACCATCTGAAGATACCTTTGGTTTATTATAATTATTAATAATTTCTAATGCTTCCGGATCATTTTTAATAAAGTCTTCAAAAGCTAAATCAAAAGCAACATCATCTTCTTTTTCAGTAGCATATTTAGGATCATTTTCTACACGGTTAGAAAATACTTCAAATAATTGGCCTTGCAATTCTGCAGATAAGTCTTCATTATCCGTTTCATCTACTATATCTTTAGCTTTACTATTCTCAACGGCACTCTTTCTTAATGCTGCATATTCTTTTTTAATAGCTGCTATTTCATCTGGAGAAGCTTGTTCAGTTAATGAATAAATTGCTCCTGATACAAAAAGAAGTTTAGATGTATCAGCTGTAAGCTCTGCTCCATTAATATCATCATATTTTAATATATCTCCATCTTTATAAATAGTAACGTCTTTAACTTCTTTATCTTCAAGATATTCAGCAATAATATAATCCTTATCATTTAATTGTTCACTAACTAATTTAAGATTAATATTTTTCTTTCTTTTTTTATCAAGAGCTCTTGCATTAGTTTTAACAGGTACTGTAGGTAGATTTGCAATTTTTTCTGCTTCTTCCTTATTGAGTTTATCTAATACTGCAGTTAATTCTTTAGTATATATTTTATTAGCAACTGTATCTTGATTATTTTTTTCGTCATTTAAATTAGAAGCTTGTTGAAAAAGAGCTACATACATAGCATATTCATTAGAGTTATAAGGAATAACTTTTTTAGCAGAATTATCAAAAAATTCAGTAGGCATTGTACCTTCCTCTTTCCATTTACGGAATTCTTCTTTAGATACATATATATTTTTAGATGCTAATACATTAAGTAAGGCATTAAATTCTACATCATCAAGCTCTTGATTAATCATAGCTTCATAGTATTCAGGTCTATTTGCATAAAGTTTACGCATCCATTCTTGATTTCTACGGGATACATCAGCAAAATTATTTGGATCATGTAAGGTATTAATATATTTTACCATTTGCCTAGCTTCTACACCTAGTTTATAATGGTCTAATAACATATTTATACCCTTATCTAAATTATCATGAAAAGCTGTATCATCATTTACATCAGCTATATGTTTTATATATTCATAGAAAGCAATTTTTAAATCATTAGTAAGTTTAACTTGTTTAGTTTCATCTTCTATATTACCTAAATGTTCATTTATAGCTTTATTTACTTCTTCCTCAGTAGGTTCTACACCAGCTTTATTTTTTTTAATTTGAGCTTTTATTACTTGATAGTAATCACTTCTATTATAAAATTGATCATAAGCTGCATGTGCATTTTTAAATTCAGATAAAGTACTTAGTAATTTTTTCTTATCCTTAATATTCTTTTTATCGGCATCTGTTTTTTCAAGTACAGAACCTAAAAGATCTATATCTTTAGTTAATAAATCTACTTCATCATTTAATTTATCAGGTCTAAATAATAAATTCATTTCAGTTTGACCAGTCTTTTTTAATAAGGTAGTACTTAAAAATTCTTCTTGAATAGCAACCATTCGGGACATATTGTCTTCAAAAGATTCATTAAAGTATACAGCATTGTATATAGCTTTATTCCAACCATGATATAAACTTACCTTATCAGCATATTCTTCAGAAGATTTATCCATATCTTCAAAATCAGATTGTTGAACAGGATTAGGCATCTTTTCATTATAAAAATCATAACGTTTTTTAATCCTTTCTATTTTAGCAATAGATGCATTAACTCGTTCTCTATATTTAGGTATATCTTCTTTATTAATATTACCCATAGCATCCATAAACTCTTCATCGCTAAAGTCATTATAAGATCTTAATTTTTCAATAAATACATCAGCTGTATTAGTTTCCATCATAGTCTCCATAGCTCCTACTAGAGAATCTATTTCTTGATCTAGAGCTTCTTTCTTAGTACCGCTTTGTTTAATCTCAGATAATATCTCTTGTGCTCCATAATTAAAAGCTCTTGATTTTAAAAAATCATTTATGTCTACTTTATTTAAAGAATTAACAATACCCTCTGTAATTTTTGCTTTATTTTCTTTATAAGTTTTATATCCTTCCTGATCAAATATTTTATTATAACTAGTAGATAAAAAAGGTATTGCATTATTTAAAGCTCCCGCAGGCATACCCATAACAAATCCAGATGCAAATGTTTCAAGACCTTGTGCACTTACTTCATTACCTAATTCTTCTTTCCAATATTCTCCTTTATTAATAGCTAATACACCTTTAGCATATTCATGAGATCTTCTAGCTTTACTGTTAAAAGTGTCAACATAATATCTTTCATTAACTCTAGCTATTACTTCTTGTAAATTTTCTTGAATACCTTCACTAAAGTTACCTTTCATATAACCAATAGTTTTAGCAGCTGTTTTATAACCAGGATTTTTCCACCAACTAGATGCTAAATTTTTTAAGTTATTCTTTTTAAATTCAAAAGCCTTTTTACCTGAATCATATACTATCTTACCTAAATCTCCAAATTTACCTCCACCTACAGATTGTATATCAGGTAATTTATTTTTCATAAAGTTTCTTAAACCTCCTTTAGGACCTGTAATATTATCAAAAGTTATCTTATTACTTAAATATATTAAACCTGTATTCCATAGTAATGTATTTGCACTAGCTTCTTTAGCTTGTTGAATCATATACTGTTGGTCTTGATCTGAAGGTGGTTCACCTTTATCAAGATAATATTCACTATATAATTTATCATATACACTATTTTGTACCATACCTGCTTCAAGTCTTCCTTCAGCTAAAGCCATATTAAGATTTCTTACATCTCTATAAAAACCACCAGCTGTTTTAGATACTTTAGCTAAACTTGTTAAATTATCAGCTTTTTTTATTCCTTGAATTGCATCATAAGTATTATCAAGAGGATTTAGTATATTACCTAATTTACCTTTAGAAGCACTCCAAAAAGTTTTTGCAGAACTAAAATTCTTTAAAGAACTGATAGTTTCATTAACAGCTTTCATACCGTCAACAGCTTTATCAACACCACCTATTAATCGCTTACCTTTTGCTAAATTATTAGCTGTTGCTGCAAATAAACTTGATCCTCCTGTTGGTGCTGCTAATGCTAAACCTACTAATTCCTCAGCTACTGCCTCTACTATGATACCAGCTGTATAACCAAAGTTTAATGCTGTATTATTTACAAAACCAAATACACCACCTTTACTAGATTGACCAATAGCCGCAGCTTCTTCATAATCTTCAGCTTGACCTGTGTCACTTGAAAAATCCCATTGAGCAAGTTTACCCATACTTTCTGGAGCAGATCTAAAACCTTGTCCAAATAAAGGCCAAAAAGAATGATTCATCATTCTAGACCAGTCATCTAATTTAGTTGTTCTAGCATTAAAATTAGCTTCATTATCTCTTAAAGGATGAAATCCTATAGCATCAAATTTTTCTTGACCATAAGCTGCATATCTTTTATAAAAAGCTGCTCCTGCTACACCTGCATCATAAGCATATATTTTAGCAAAATCATCTTTACTTTGACTTGCTTCAGCTTGAGCTACAGCTTTATTACCAAATGCTTTTAATACATCTTTTATGTCAGCTTTTTTCTTTGGAGTATTAGTTAAAGATTGAGCAACAGAATTTCTAACTGATAAATTAGGTCTATCAAGATTACCTGCAGCCGGAGAAATTGGATAAAATCTTTCACCTGCAGCAAAATTTATTTCATGTGTATCTATTCTATCTCCTTCAAAAGGTTGAAAACTTTTAGTATCTAAACCTTCATCATTTATTTTTCCATAATCATTACCTAATGATTCTAGTGGATCAAATCCAATATTAGTATCTTCCATTAATATGAATTATAATAATTATTTAAGTCTGAAAAATCTTTTTGTGTACCACTGATTATATCATCAGCATTACCGTTACTATATCCAATAGTTTTATTAACTATCTTCTCACCTTTATCATCGTAACCTATATGAGTAAAGATAGTTTTATATTTACTAGAACCATAAAGAGCTTTTTCTATCACTACAGTGCCATTACCGTACATGTCATCATATTGATAACTACCCCTATAATCAATAATTGATTCTAAAGGACTTAACTGTCCTTTTGTATATAATTGATTAGTCCAATTTGAACCATCTTGAACAATAGATATTCCATTTTGTAACATATTATTATAGTCAGTTTGTGTAATTATATTATCACCAGCCTTTCCTTCAGCATTATTTTTATCCATATAACTTTTAAGCCAAGCAGCACTTGGATAAACAATCATAGCTCCTTTTTTTGAATTATTAGCAGCAATACGTTGAGCACCTATACTAAAATTAGGCAAATCACTTTTCATATTTTCACTATCTGTCATTAATGCATTCAAGATAGTTTGTGATTTACTATTAGTACCTCTAACTATATTATCTCCTGAACCTGAATCAGCTGATTTAGATAAACCTGTTTGATTAGCTCCTGTAAATGAAGTTTGTATTTTAGATGGATCTCCCCAATCTACTGCATACAAATCTCTTTTAGCTTGTCTCCAATAATCAGCACCTGCTGTACCAACAGCTTTATGATTTACACCAATTACATTAACACCTGATGTATATAAACCTGAACCTGCATTACGAGAGACATCAATAGTGCTTAAACTAACCGGTGTTTTAATTCTAGATGATGTCCATGCTTTATTAGCAGCATTAGATAACATATCATATTCTTCATCAAAAGTTTTTCTACCTGTACCTGCTACATTTTTTCCAAAAGTACCATGTATTTCTGCTTTACCTAAAGAGTTAATAATATCTTTTTTACTTGAAGCATTATATTCTTTAAACTTATATTTATTACCTTCTGTTTTCCATAAACCTGTATCAGCACTTACAAGAGTTCTTACATATGTTTTATTAGGTGATAAATGATATTGTTCTTGCATTTCTTTTGGATAACTAGATCCTTTTTGAAAATCCCAAGAAGGTGCATCTGGATTTGAAAGAACTCTTAATTTTTCAGCACCTACTTTCTCTACCATAGAATCATAATTTTCATTAGTAACTCTCATTTGTTTACCATTTAAAGTAATATCTGTAGGTCGTTTAAGAATACTTTCATCAGCACCTTGTTTTTTTCTTAATTCACGGTACTCTACTTTTGATAATTTAGAACCATCTTCTTTATATAAATTTTTTGCTAAATATTTATATTCTGTTGGTAATATTGTAGATAATTCTTGTTCAACTACACGGACAGCTTCTTTTTCCCAATGTTTTACTGATTCTTGATATTTTCCAAATTCATTTAATTTTTCTCCATAACCTTCCCAAGATTCCATATCTTTATTAACAGTTTCTATTCTAGCATTACTACTCATATGTTTATTAAATCTTGCAGTAATAGCTGCTAAACTTTTACCACCTACTTGATTATTTAAAAAGTAATTAGGGCTGTTTCTTAAATGTCCTTGAAATTCTTTTCTGGTCATACCTTTAAGATTTTTATTTGCACCAGATCCATATATATGATTAGCTTCAGCTTCAGTCATCCACCCTTCAGATACATATTTATCTACAAGCTCATTCATTTTGTTAATAGCTTCTACAGCATATTCATTTGTTTTAGCTTTAACAATTTGTTGATTTAAAACTTTTACTTGTGCTTTACCTGTTACATCACCTGAATGATCAGCTCTTACGTGAACCCCTTGTAGTTCATCAAGTAAAATAGGTCTACCATATGTAGGACTATTTGGATCTTCATCTCTATGATAAGCTCCTGTAGCCATTTTTTCAGCATCAATAGCTTTTTCTCTTTCACCTATATTACGAATTTTAGCAGCATTTTCTATACCTCTATTTCTTAAAGAAGCAACTTGCATATCATATTGATGTTTTTGATCAAGTACAGCATAAGGATTAGCTTCTATATCTTCTTTAGCGTTTCTATAAGCAAATACGTGAGCAGCTTGATCTAAATCTTTTTCCATTAGAGATGATGCAATAGCATTATCTATTTTATATCTCATAGATTTAAGATCACCGTAAGGATTAGAATTTCCAGTAGTTGTTGTAGCAGTACTTGATTTACCATCATTCATGATATCAATATCCTTTTGTACTCTATTTAATACAGATTCATTAATACCTTTATTTTCTTTTAAACTATTTAATGTTTGTACTAATCTTGGATCTTTATTCCCATTAGCTATTTGACTTTCAATATCTTTAATTTTATTAGTATATACTTTAGATGATTCTTGTAATTGAGTATGTCTAGCTACTTGTTCAGTTTTTAATCTATTAAAATGAGTTTCTAAATAATTTTTTTCAGCAGCATTTTTATCTCCATTAAATTGCGCAGCATTACTGTAAGAAAAGTTTTTTCTATTTACATAAGCTTGAGTCTTATACATTTCCATAATAGCTGGATCTGATCCCAAACTCATTTCAAATAATTTACTTAAAGGTTCTTCTAATTGTTGACCATTTTTAGTTTTAACAATCCATTTACCATCAGAACTAAAATCTACAGACTCAATTGATAAATCTGAATCTTTAGCAAGTTTTAAAGCTTTTTCTTGTACATTAACATAATTAGTATAAGAAGGACTTGATATACCTAACGTATCTTGTATAGCAGATTCTTTAAATTCTTCTCTTTGATAATCCAACGCTAAAACACCATCTTCCCAATATTGACCACGTATTTTATCATCTAAAGAATTTTTTAATCCTTGAGCTCTTCCTTTTTGATTATTAAAATTTTTAGTCCAAGCCATATCTTTCATAAGATATTGATCTTCATAAAAAGGTTTAAACACTTGAGTAGCTTGAGTTAAATTTTGTTCTAATGATAAATCTAATCCAGAAACTTTTTTAAGAGTAACATCAATATTTTTTAATAACTCTTCTTTTCTTTGAATATTTTCACCATGAGTTAAATCAGCATAAAAGTATTGACCATAAACTTGATTTAATTGTTTATAGTTACTATCATATTGTGTTTGTTTTGTTTGCAGTACATTATTATAAAAGTTTAAATCCGGTTGAAACGGTTGAAACTGAGGGACATAGTCCGTAATATTTTGAATATAGGTCGCCATAGTTATTTAAAATTTAAATTAGCATAAACACCAAATTGTGTTTTAGCTGTTATATCATAAGCTTGAGCAGCTTCAATTTCTGTATTGTATCTTTTAAACAATATCCTTACTCCATTATTCATAAGACTAGCTGTCCATTTATTTCTGTTTTTATCATAAGACACACCTAAATATTGAGAAGAACTGTTTTTGTGTGAACTAGTGTGTTTATTATTTTCACTTTTAGTACATAATCTTAAATTTTCTTTTTGATTATTTAAACCATTTTTATCTAAATGATCAATTACAAGAGTATTATCAAGTTCATTACATCTCATAACAATCCTATGTAAATAAATTTCATATTTTTCATTACTTCTTAATACACCTTTTTTTCTACTTCTTCTAGCATACCATGTATTTTTAATTTCTACAGCAAACCAATTCCATTGACTTAACCAATAATAGTCATCGTCATCTACTAGAGCAAATTTATTTTTTGTAAGGGGTAATAATTTCATATAATTAATGTTTATCTATATTGTAAATATATTAAAATCTTATAAGTTTATTAAACATATAAAGTTTAATAGAACATAAAAGGATATGCATTTGCTCCTGTAGCATAACCAGAATTATGTGCACCACCATGTTTTGATTCAGCATTTTGCATAATCCTATCCATATTAAGAGTAGACTGAGATCCTGAACCCATTGCTGCTTTAGCTGCGGCTGTTGCTTCTGCTGGACTAAATCCTTGTCGCATATAACTTTGTAATAAACTATCAAAAGTTGCTCCTGGAGCTTCTGGTATAGCTTCTTTACCGCCTTGAAACCATAAATTACCGGTTCTAGCATCTATATCGTATTGAGGATACATTGCATTAGTTAAAGCTAAGTTAGATGCATTCTTCCAACCAGTACCAAATGCTTGTCTAATATTTTGATCAGCACCAATTTTAGAATTTAAAAATTGTTGTTCTGCCATTGTATTTTGATCATATAACTTTTGTGCAGCTTGTTGATTAACTCCTTGAGCTTGATTTCTAATATTAGCTGCATTTTGAGCAAATTGATTTGCAATATTAACATTCTGATTATTATACTGAGATAATGTATTAGCTGCTTGTTCAGCACCAGTACCTTGAATACCAGACATATTAGATGCAAAAGCTTGAGGTCCTGCAAACTGTCCTAATTGTTGTGCCATTAAATTAGCATACTCACTTTGTTGAGCTAAATCTCTTGTAGGATCTAAATATGTTGGATCTGGAACTTCTGGTTCAAATCTTGGAGCCCAGGGCATAAACTTTTTAATTCTTGACTTATCTTTAAGTGCACCATAATAATTTAATTTATCAGGAGTCATCCAATCAGCTTGATGTAATTCAGGAGCTTCTTCAAAATCAGGAGTATATTCCTCACCTCTTTTAATAGCTTCTGCTTCTTTTTCTTCAGGTGTTAATTTAATATCATCTTCAGCAGTTGCTTCATCTAAAATATATTTATTATACATTTCAGGATTTGTTTCATCATGCCAATACTTATTACCATTCTGATCAATTGCTCCTTCTTTTTTCATTTGGGCATCATAATCAGCTTTATTCAATTTTATAGTTTGTGTATCTAAAGCACGGTACCACCATTGATCATCTTTATATCCTGCACTAATATCCGCAGCTGAAACTTTACCTGTTTTTAAAGCATTTACAATATCTTGATTTGTTTTTACTATAATACCTTTTTTCTTTAAAGCAGCTTTTACTTCATTACTAGGTTGGTGACTTACATTTTGTATATAGTGTGCTACTAATTCTGGATTAGATTCAAGAATTTTTTGTTGCATTTCTCCCGCAGCCTTCTTAATATCTTCTTTACTAACAGGTTTACCTTTTCCACCAATAGGAGGTAAGCCATATTTATCTCTATAGAAGTTTAATCTAACTACTGATTCTTTACTAGTATAAGCTTCATCCATAGTCCATTTAGGATTATCACCTGTTTGTGCTCCGGTTTGTGCTATAGGTAAATGCTGATCAGGTGTATTATTATTATATGCACCACCATCTTGAAACTCAAATCCCCCATACATACCCATTGGCATAGCAACAGGTTCACCATTAGGCATTTGTTGTGGAGCTTCCATCATCTCTTCTTGAGGATTTTGCTCTTCTTCTTGTTCAGCACCTTCTTCTTCAGGAGATTGTTGTTGCTGTTGTTGTTGTTGAGCTAACTCTGGAATTAAATCTTCATCTTTAATACCATTAGCATCCATATATGGTCTAGCTACTTCAGGAATACCTTGAGGGAAACCTTTTTTAGATTCTTGTGCAACAGCAAGGGCCCCTAATTTCATAGTATAATTACGGATCATAATCTCTGCAGTCTTTCTTTCTAAAGTACTTGAGTTAGGATCTTGTAATAATTTTCTATATTTACTTAAATCATATTGTTTAGCTAATGTAGCTGGTGTATATGATTTAGTATCTTTTACACTTTTACCAAATTGAGCTAATATTTTTGGATCTTTAAGCATCATTGATTTAGTATCACTAAAGATAAAGGTATCATCAGGAAGATTTAATGGTACACCACCTGAAGAATGTCTAGGTCCTTTAATAGTAAGATGTTCTGCCATTCCATCACCATTAATATCACCATAAACAGTTTCCCCTCCTTCAGCCTCTAAATTAGCCTCATCTCTAGGTACTGCAGAAATAGTATTAGTTACTCTAACATCTTCAGGACCATTACTTAGATCGGCTCCTCCCCAACTAAGAGATTGATTATCTGTAATTCTATTACCATTAATTTTACCTCCTGTAGCTTTACCAGGTAGTTTGGTTATTTTTACTCTATGATACATAATACTTTTATTAAATAAATTCTAATTCTCCACCTTCTGCTAAAAATTGACGGATCTGTTCTTCAGACATCCACGTTTCTTCATTTTGTGGACTACCACCTTCTCTACCTATTCTAAGACCATTGTCCCCTTCTTGATCTAATCTAAATCTACCTTCTTGATCCCAGTCACCTTTATCAGTTCCGTAAGTAGTAGCATATAACTGATCTGCATTATATCTATTACCTTGATTTCTATTTTGTTTAGTTGAGTTCCATGTATCAATTGCATTAGCTGCCCAATTACCAGCTGTGTTAAATGCATCAAGAGCTCCTTTAGCATCTATATTCCACTCTTGTTTATTTTTAAACTTTTGAGATACTTGTTGTGAAGCTCCTGCTTGTTTTTCTTCATCAGATAGTAAACCTTCATTTCTATAACCAGTACCGGATGCGTCAAAACCCATAGATTTGTCTGTAGTTAATCCATTACCTTCTTGAGTAAAGTCATTACCCATTAACTTATCTGCGTTACCTTGAAGATTAGTTTTAGGTGAATAAATTTCACCAGCTAAATTTTTATAAACTCCTGTTTTAGGGTCTTTAAAATATCCAAACGGTACATCTGTTTGTGGATTTCCAAACTGAGCTTGAGGAAGAGTAACTCCACCATATGCTCTATTTTGTAATCTTAATCTTTCTAAATCCCAAGCTTGTCTATCAGCTTGATTTTCATCAGCTTGATCAATTCTATACTGTGAAGCTGAAACTGGTGATTTTCTTAAGTTATCAATTACTCCCGGAGCATAATCATTTGTGGGCATTCCATTTTCATCAAAAATATTATCTTCTCCTGATTGATTATTATTTGTCCAAGTGTCTTTACCATGTTCACCAAACCATTTTGAAACTCTCTCTGTTCTTCTATCATTTCTATCATCTCTCCAAGATTGTTCAGGTGCTTGATTTACATTATTATTAGTATTATCATTATTCATCCAATGTGTTTGTCCATCAGATCCAATATAACTTTTTGGTGTACCTGATGCATGAATACCTGGTTGTCCTGGTATATTATAGTTTACTGTAAACTTTTTTGGAGTACCATTTAATCTACTTTTGTTTACATTAATACTACTTACTTGTGCATTAGGTCCAATCATTCCACTAATAGGATTAATTGTACCATAAGGTCTACCTATTGCTTTGTTCCAATTAGCTCCACGTGATATACTACTAGGAGGCATAAAAGCAAATGGATTAAATTGCATACCTAGACTTTGTAGATACTGTTGTGCATAATCAAAATTTTGTGGATTTGTATTTTGGTTTGTATTAGTAGTTGATGTATTTGTAGTAGGAGATCTATGATTTAATCCAGCTCGTTCAGCTTCAGCTAATGTACCTTTTCTAACTACATTACCAGATGCATCTAAAATATCAACTACAGTATTATCTGTTTGACCAGCTGTTTGAAAATATCCACCTTTTTGAAAATAAGGACTAGATATATTTTTAGAATCAGAATAATCTAAATCATATTGAGTCATATCTTCTCCACCACCTATAAATCTATATAAACCACTTTCTTCATCTGTAAAACCACCTTGTTGAAAAGGTAAACTATATTGAAAACCTCTTTGAGGATTGAGTAACCCTTGTCCAGGATTCAACATACCTTGTCCCGGATTCAACATACTTTTTCCAGAATTTAACAAACCTTTTCCAGAATTTAATAAACCTTGACCTTTAGGTAAAAATCCTTTTGCAAAAGGTTTAAAAGCAAAATCACCTAATTGACTTAAAGTACTTTTAGCTAATTTAGCTTTACCATACATACCTAATGTAATTAAATCAAGTACTGCTTGATCATCTTCCCCAGCACTCATAGGTCTATAGTTACCAGTTCTTGGATCAATAGCTGGATTATAACCTAAAGGATATTTTTTATTATTAGCACGTATTAAATCTATTATTTTTTGTTCTTCAGTAGTAGGTTTTTTTACTTTAATTGGAGGTTTAGTTTTTGTACCATCTGTAGTTTTATTTTTTTCATCTGATTTTTTAACATCAGGAACTTTATCTTTTTGAACAACAGGTGTTGTACCAGTTTTAATAACAGGTTTATCACCAGCAATTTCAATTTCATCAACTGTAGGTAAAGCTGTTTTAGTTACAGTTTCTTCAGCTACAACAGGTGCTGCCTCATCTACAACTACTTCTTTTTCAGCAACGTCATCTTTTATTATTTCTTGTGTAGCAGGTTCTGATTTAGTATTATTATATACAGGTTGATTAAAGTTAATAGTATATTCTTTTGGTCTACCAAAGATACCTGTTCTACGTACATCAATATTAGCTAAACCTAAGTTACCTTGGTTAGGCATAAATTGAGCAAGAGGATTATTACCCTGCATAAAAGGATTAGCCATCATAGGATTAAACCCTCTAGGTATCATTCTATTAAGTTTTCTTGCTGCACGTCTTTCTTTACCATGACCCCATCCACCAAACTGTGCTTGAGTTAATTGATTAAAAGGCATTGAATGTTCAAAAGCTCCACTATAATGTTCTAAATTATGATATGGGTCAAAATTTAATACACCAGATTCAGTGTCTCCACCATCTTGTGCATAATCTTGCATCATTGGAGGTTGTTGTAAATGTTGCATATATTGATTATACTGTTCTTCAGCTTGTTGCTTAAGAGCAGCAGTGTTAGCTTCATTTTTTATAGAACCCAAAAAGTTATTAACTCTTTCTTCTCTACCTCTTAATGGAATATCTGTAGAATCAATAGGTTTTTTATTTGAATCACCGCCTTCTTGTTTTTTAGCAAGTTTCATGAAAGTATCCATATACTTTCTTTTACTTATAGGCCCACCTTTACGCATTACAATATCTGCTTCAGCTTGATCATACACATCTTCACCAGAAGTATCATCTGCATATATTTGACTCATCAAACTATCTTGTCTTTGTTGAGCTGCAGTATTTTCTAATTCTTCTTGTTCTAAAGCTGCTGTATTATCTTGAGGCATTTCTTCAGACATAGGTGCTTCTTCACTACCTTTTTGTTCTTGAATATAATTTAAAGCAATAGCCGATAACTCACTAACTTTATTAGAAGGTATATTAGACTGTAATAATTGTTGTTGTGCCTGCTCTATACTACCATTTGGTTGTGATAAAGTTTGCATAATAAACATAATCATTTGCTCATCAGTTGGAGCTGGAGCTTGTTGTTCTTGAGGTATACCACCTTCTTGAAAATACTGCTGAGTCTTATTTATATAAGATCCTTGTTCTCCACCAGCTTTGTATATTCTTACACGTCTTTTTTCCATTGGTATTGTATATATAGTATAATATAATAATTTTAAACTTAACCTATAAACTTTTAATGTTTATATATCTTCTACAGTATAACCTGCATCAATATAACTTTGTATTTCATCTTGAGTTAGTTCAAGTTCTAATGAACCTCCTTCAGCAGCCATAGCCATTCTATCATTATCAGTATAACCTAATCTTTCATATGCTTTTCTACCTTCTCTTAATGGTAGATTAGGTATACCACCTACATCAAAATAATTAGACTTAGGATCAAATATTTTTTTCTTTTTAGACTTTACTTTTTTTAATAATGGTGAGTCATGAAACACTTTATTAGTTGCTTCTAAACTTCTAGAATACTTTTTAAGACTACCTCCTTTTTTTTGTTGAATAAGTTCTGGTCTTTCTTCAGTCTCATTACCTTCAGCATCAACATATATTACTCTTGGTGCATTAGCAGGTTCCCAATTTGCTTCTCCAGGAAACTTTGCAGAATAAGGAACTTGTCTCATTTCTTTCATTCTATATTTATCTTCTCTATTTGGATCAGCTTCCATTACAGTTTGAGATCTATTAGCAACTTGTATAGGTTCCTGCTTCTTAGGTGTATAGTTAAATGTTTGAGGAACTATTTCTGGTGATAATTTTTCAGATTGTATTCCTCTAATTTGTAATTTTCCTATTTCAGGAAGTGGTTTTCTTTCTGGTTTATTATTTTTATTAGATTTAAAAGGTATATTTAAAGCAGTTAATCTTGATGTTGGAATACCTATAGTACCATATTTTTGTAATCTTGTTTTTATTTCAGCATCAGTAAGTAATTTACCTGGCTTAATAGCAATAGGATCATATCTATATGAATAAGAAGATGGTTTCGCTTTATTATTAATTGGTGCCATATCACCTTCTTTTTGCGGTGAAATTCCAGGATGTCGCCAGGTAAAAGGAAGTCCGATATCATCACCTGCTCCTTGTGCCCAATCCGTTGAACCTACAAAATCTCCCTTTTTTGTTACATATGAATTAAAAGGATGGGTTCTTTGTTTTAACTTTTTATCATTTGAGTATATTAAGTGTTGTGATTGGTAAATCTTATCTGGATTAAAACCAGACTTACTCTTATCATATTTTATTAAGTCTGTCCAATGATAATCATTCTTTGACATCCATTTATTTAATTCTAAACTATTGTTATAAAGAAATAAACTATCTGCATAAGTAGGAGTACTATATCCTTTTTGAGCTTTAGTTAATTGAGGTATTGATATATCTTCCACTATGTATCCGCCTTTTCTATATTGTTCTATTTCTTCATCTGTAAGTTCAGCATCTATATAATCATCTGAGTTACCTTGAGGAAATTCATCAACATAGTCTGCACCGGGAAATTGATACTCTTGACCAGGATACATCATTTGTGGTTGACCTACATTAGGTTGTGCTAATACAGGATAGTTTACCCCTTTCATCGTAATATTACTAGCAGGTATTCTAGTATTCTGTCCAGGGTATTTCCATTGACCTAACGGATCCCTAATAATATCTTTAGGCTTAGCTGGTGCTTTAGCTTTGTCTAAATTATCTACAGCTGTTTTAAGTACTTTTCTATTATGCATTACCTAAGTGATATTTGATTTTTACTATTAGTTATTTTAAGAATCATATTTATATCTCCTGAAATATCTTTTCTCAAATATAATAAATTTAAATAGTGTCTTAATTTTTTTCTTTGTAAAGGATCTTTATTATAATCTAAGTTAACTGGATTAAGTACTTTAATATAACCATTAGATTGAGTAACCCAAAGATTTTCTTGTGCATGTGCACCCGGTAGAATTGTAGTACCTGGAATTACTGGTGTAGTATTAGGATATACTGAACCAATAGGAAACTCTCCTCTATCTTTTGTTATATCCCAAAACTGATTAAATCTATATTTGTTCTCTTCTTTAGAAAAAAGAATGTCATAAGAAGGATTAGTTAAATTTAATTTAGGGTATGCTAAACTTAAAGTAATATTATTTTTAGGAAATAAGTTTAAGTTAAGATATCCGGATACTTGTTCTGCATTAAACACTACAGCTCTATCAAAATTAAAGTCAAGTACTTGATACTGATCAACACAATTAAATTCAGATCTTTTATAACATTCTAACATATACTCCATAGACTTTACTGTAGTAATAGTTTGACCTGTTACCATTGGTAGTTCTACTTCAAAAGGATAATCTAAACCATAGTAATTACAATAATGATTACATGAATCATTATGTCTCCATACTCCATTTTCTTTAGTAGTCATAAAAGTATGCTTAGATGGCATAACTAAATCAGGATGCCAGTCATGAAATGAAATCCAGAATTTAGATTTAGGATCATAACTAGTTGTCCATGAAGCATCTTCAAATAAAATTGGATCACCTAAAGCAAATGGTATTTTACCTAACATAAATGCATCAGCTTCATCATCATAAGTTACTCTATCTATATATTGTGGTCTTAATTTATAATCTTTTTTACAGAAGTATAATACACTATTTTGATTATCAAAAACTGATTGACAACCAATACCCGCTACAGGATTATCTTGATGTGGATAATCAGGAAAATCTTGGGTAAGTTGATATGGCATAAATAAAGTATACCACCACTTTAATCCTTCAGATGATATCTCAGTTATACCTTGAGTATATTGAAATATTTTACCTTGATTCTGTGACATGTAAAACATACCTGCAGGAGTAGAAATAACACTTCTTCTATTTTGAGAAGAACCATACTCATATGCATCATCTGAAATTACTACACTTTGAGGAGTTTGTGAAAATAATCCACCATCACCTATAGTAATTTTAGTACCAGCTTCAGTTTGTAATTGATCAATACCTTGAATTACTAAAGGGCTTGCATTTTTAAATGTAATAAAGATACCAGTCTTAGCAAAGTTTTTAACTCCACTAATCTGATTTTTAAATTCTTTATAGTTATTTGCTAAATATACATACCAACTATCTTTAAATGATTGTTGTTGTTGAGGTAATGAATAAATTATTCTATCAGGATAATAAGTAAAACATAACTTAGCTACATTAGGATCATAATATTTACTTTGTAGAGCACCTTGAGAAAAATATTGTGTATATATTTTAGATACACTTAGTGAATAATCATAAGCATAATAATTACCTCTTGTAATAGTTTCAGGATTATTTCCAAATATAACTGGTAAGTCAGTAAAACTATAAGGATTATAAACTTGTTCTGCTACTGTAGTACCGCTTTCTCTAAAATCTACTAATACATCACTCTCTACAAAAAAGTCTCTTACTGAAGAATTGTTTAAATAAAAATATGATTTTTTAACTCTAAATAATCCTGGATAATCCCCGTGTGTATCATCAATATATCCATATCCTGGATGTGATATTCCTATACCAGATGTCCATGCTGTATAATCTAAATTATAATAACTTGTTGGAAAAGGACCTATACCTGTATCAATATCATTTAAAAGATTGGCAATACTACCAATATTAAATAATTCACCTAAACTATTTATATCATATCTTTGACTATTAGCCCAAAATCTTGGGGCTCCAATCATATTTCTTTGATAATAATTATATTCAAACCCATCAGGTTGTCCATATAACCAGTCATAGAAAAAGAACATACTATTCTTTTCAGTGTATCTATTTATATATGTATCCCCTCCAAAAAAAACTGGAGTAGCGGGAATTATTTGTTGAAGTAATTGACCTATACCTGGACAAAATGTACTAGTTGTAATAGTTTGTATTCCTGAATCAGATATATGTTGTTCACATGGAGTTACTATTAATTGTTTAATAGAGTTTAATTGTCCATATTGATTATCTATTCTTACTTTAACTCCTGCATAATGACTAGCTATAGTTGTATTAAATTCATCATTAGGATTATCTATTGTATTAACACCCATACCTGCTATAGCTGCTGTACCTAATGTAACTAATGAATTATCTACAGAACCATTTACAATGTCAGACGGACTATTAATAAATCTAGGTCCAAAATCTTGATTAAATTTATTAGTTGTTCTTAATATAACTGTATGAGAACGTTTAAGATTATTAATTTTATAATTTAACCCACTAAATTCTGGAACTTGTTGTAATGTATCTTTTAAATAAAAACTATCTACAAGATTAAATCTTACAGTACTAGTTGCTAATGGTGCAAAATATGTATCATAAAAACCATGTGCAATAGACTGTAATGCATAATCATCATAAGGTGCTAAAGCATACATTAATCTTAATGCCAATTCAGCTCCTTCAGAAAAATAATATACAGATTGTTGTATATTAGCTATTATACCTAATGGTGTACCAAGGTATTCAGTTTTACCCATAGTTCTTGAATAATCCAAAGTTTCATTTTGAACTACTCCAAGTCCTGCTGCTGTATTAGCTGCTGCTCTAAGTACTGCATTATATCCATCTAAAAGAGGATATCCCGCAAATGCATCAGCAACATTAAGACCTGTACTAAAATATGTAGACATTAAACCATTATATATTCCTACAGCAGCACCCCATGCAGCATTTGCAGCCGCAGGCGCAAGATTTCCACCTGCTCCTGCAGTCATTGTCCATGTATTAATACCAACAGTACTTGGAGCTTGATTAAGAGTAAACTCACCACCCATAGATATAAGAGCTTCAATAACTCCAGCTACAAACATTGGAAATAAAACTAAATTTCCTAATAATTTAAATTGAGGATGTTGATTAGGAATTATAAATTGTTGAGTACTAGTTCCTTTTAAGTTACCATATAACTTTAATTCACTATTAGATAAAAAGGGATGTCTGAATCCGGTATCCGGTGAATGAAAAGTTATTATATTAGAAGGAACTGACTGATCTACAATATCACCATTTTCATCAGTTAATTTTATATAAGGATCATTTTGTCCTGCTACATGTCCACCTATTATACTACTGATAGGTGTAATAGTATTAAATGGATAATTAGGATATAATCCTGTTGGTAATCCAGCTGAACTATTTGTACCATTTTTAATATTATATGTTCTAAGGTTATTTAACATACCCTTAGCAATAATAGTTTTATTACCTTCTCTTGATCCTCTTAATATTTCATAACCAACAATACCTTTTATATCATTACCATCATTATCTTTAGGGTATATAATATTTTTAAAGTCAACACCCATTACTCTAATCTTTTGACCACTATTAGTAAAATGATTATCAACTCTATTATCAGGAAACTTATGATGTCTAATAGGTAGACCACATAAATCAAAATCAATATTTGTATTAGCTGTCCAACATTGAGATGAAGTATTCCATATATCAGGCCTGTTATTAGGATAAATTTCCTTAGACTGCCAGTAACCCATTTTCCCTCTAGCCACTACTAAACCACCATCAGGCAAAGTTGATTGAACTGTACTAGTTACAGTAGCTGTATTAATAGTCTGAAATAAAAGTGTATCTCCTGTTAATGTATTAAGATCATTATAAGTTACATTTTCTACTATACCATTATAAGGTACAGCAACTCTACCGGGAATATGATATGAAGAAGATTTATCTCCTGTATTATATACCCATCTAATAAAAAAAGCATATACTTCATCTCTTAAATAACTTGTATTAGATCCACCATCAATATAATATGAAGCCGGATATTCTACTGATACCCATTCTGTTTGAATCATATTAGCTAAAGGTTGATAGTTAAAATCAAACTTTGCTGTAGGGCCTACTCTGAGTAAATAGTTATTTACTTCAATCATTTGATCTGACTTTTCAAAGACTGGAGTTTGTATAGGTAGTTGTCTTATAGGAATATTTACTAAATCTAATTTTATTTGATCTAATTGAATATTAGTTGTTTGTGTAGAATAAGTTCCTATTTCTTTAGCTACTGTACCTTGATTAATAGTTTGAACTACTACTAATATAAATTCATCAAAATTTTGTGTGTCTGCTTCTATGTCTATATTAATAGATCCTTCAGAATCATTAACAGAATATACAGGTTGTATATTACTTCCATCAAAATAATCAGTAACTTTTTGACCATTAATAGAATAGGCAATAGTTGCTGAATAAGACCCGTTTAATAATGTACCTGCTCCTACAGCATTACTAACTTTGATACAAGGAGTTTTCATTAATCTTGCTACTCTTAATGCATTGCAATCTAAACTAGTAGTATCTGTACAAATTTCACATTCTCCATCTTGTACACAAGATTGATTCCACGCAACTCCGGGCCATTGCATACTAAGTGCACCGTATACATAAGTATTATTATTATTCCAAGTATATGCATTAGATGGCCAAGTTTGTGGATCTCCAACATTAATATGCCTATCTGGATTTTTACCATCAGCAAAAAATACTGACCAAGAACAATCTTGAGTCTCTCTTGATGCTCCTGATATCAAAGAGTACTTACTAAATTTTAAACAAGTGTCTTGTACTATGGGTCTATAGTTACATGTATCTTCTTCATATAATCCTATTTCAGATCCTATAGCTGGTCCTAATCCGGTAGATGCATAAGCTACTGTAAATAATATCCACTTATCACTATATAAATATATAGTTCCAATGATATATCTTTTAGATCCTACAGGGCCTAAAGTCTGACCCGCTATTGCACAATTTATATTTGCTGACTCATTTGATAAGGCACCTAAATCTCCTTCAAGAGTATTATTAGATGCATTACGTGCATGTGTCCACATACCTTCTGATATAAAAGACGGATCAGAATCTTTATTAAGACCTTTTACAAAAGTATTAGTATTAGTCTTTGAAGTATCTTGTATATTTTTCTTTGCCATTATAACACAGTTGTAGGTCCAAAGTTTCTTGCATAAATACTATTTATTGGATATGACTTAAACATGTCATAATACTTACCGTACATAGCTTTTCTATTAGTTAACCATAGTTTCTTCATCTCATTAAAGTTAGGTGTGTTAACCATGCTTAAAGCATTGTTTCTAGCAGCTTTAAGTCGTTGTTCTATTAACCCAAGTTTTTGTGTGACATCTTCACCATTCATATATAAATTTTCTAACAATCTTTGCTTGATAGCGTATTCATAATATTCATTTAGTAAATCATGATCAGGAATTAATAAACTTCCATCTTCATCTTCTAAGTTACCTTGATAGTTTAAATATATACTACACGTTTCCATGTTAGTATATAAGAAACCATTTTTTATCCAACCTTCATTTGGTGTATTATAATATAAATTAGGACAATCACACTCAACATTTTGACTAGTCCTCATTCTTAAAGGGATTAATCTACTATAAGTTCTTGTTTGAGATGAATTAATAATCTGTACTAATTCATAAGCTTGGCCTTTACAGTTCAGAAACACTCTTGGCCTAATACATGTATCTCCATAAGGATTATTAGGATCAAATTCTCCTGGTAAATAAGACGGAGGTCTTACAGATCCAGCACATCCTGCAGTATTATTACAAGGATTAGCATTACAAGTAGAACAGTTTACTGTAGGTGCAGCACAAATATCTACTGTAGAAGGTGTTTCTCTATATGGTACTTCTTGTATATTAGTTCCACCAATATCATATCCAGTATTTACAGAAAATTCTCCACAGATAAAAGCAAAATTAAATGTATAAAAATCATCCGGTAATTTTACTTTACCATGACAAACTTCTAATACAACTTCTTTTGTCATATTAATTCTAAGACCTAAATCATAAGTTACTCTTTTAGCAACTTTAATTAATTGTTGAGGCTCAATCATATTCTCTAAAGCATATCCTGAAAAGTCAACAGTAACATCTTCAATTAATTGCTCAAAGGTACGATACTTGAGTGTGTAGTTATACATTTATCTTTGTATTAAATAGTTATTAAATATGATTTCTTTTAATATTTGTCTTGGTCTACCATAATAAAATTTATGACAAAGACTGTCTCTTTTAATATTAAAAAAATCCTCCACAGCTCTTTTACTATCAAAATTTAAAACTTGATTTGTTTCTAAATTAGTTACTTTAACAAGTTTACCTTTTTGTCTACTACCTTTAGCTTTAGCTCTTACCTTTTTAATTGCTTCTATATGTTCAATAGTATAATTTCTTTTTTGACCTCTATTCTTTATTGCTCTAGCTTCAATATGTTCAGAAGATTGACAACGTCCTTTTAAACTTCCTGGTTTACCACGTCTTGAATTTGCTTTTTTTATTAAGGCTTCTTCAGTCATATGAGATAAATCTTCACCTCCTAAAGTTAAATTATATCCATTTGATCTTATATGTGATTGATGATATTTTATCCAAAATATTTCTCTTTCTTTTAATAAATTTAATTCACATTTTTCAACTGGAAATATTGTTAACTTTTGTACCTTATTATATGAATTTTGCAAATAGGAATTATTATGCTTATTTCTTTTTAAATCATTTACATGATCTCGCACTCTAATTTTATAATGCTTAGTAAGACCAAAATACATTTTACCTGTATCAGTATTAAGAATACAATATATACAAGGTTCATTATATGTGTTTTCAAGTATTTCCATTATCTTATAGCATTTTGATTATCATCAGGACCATTTGTTGGAATATTAATAGTTAAACTAAGTTCCTTAATTACAAATTGTTCAATTTCAGAAAATAAATATTCAGGTAAAGCAAATTGTTGTTCTTGTCTTAATACACATTCATCATTTGGCTCACACATAAATTCACCAGTAGCTCCTTCAAAAATAGCTTCTACTTTAATAGCATCCCAATCTACATTAGGTATATATAAATAACCATCAAGATACCAAAAATATATTTTTTTATTATATTTATAAGTAGTAGTTTTAGTCATTGATACATATATTGATGACTCTGTTCTAAATAATTTTATTGAACTATCTATAGATGATACAGTACGTAATATAGGTCCAAACATACCATCAAAAATTGTAGGTAGTTTATTCTTAGTTCTTTTAATAGTACAACCGGAAGCAATACCAACACAGTCAGCTTCAATTTTATCAATATCAATTAACTCTACATATGGTAATACATGAAATAAAGAACTCATTTTCATAAGTCTATTTTGATTATCTTCTCTTTTTAAAAGAGTTTTTCCATATTTAAGTAAAGAAAAGTAAATAGTTCTATCTGTTAAAAAAGCATCTTCTTTAACAGCTTTTAATGTATTCCTTACTCTAGATATTGCTTCGGCTATTGTTGTCATAAGTCAAATTCATTATATGTTTTAAGTTCATAAGTTTCCTTATTTTTGCGCATTTCTTTAAGAACAGTTCCTTGAAAAATTTTACGTATTTTTTTCATAGGGTCTACTCTAATATAATTCATCCAGTTTTCTGGATAAGTTTTAGCTAGTGTTCTTTTAAAATTTCTACATCCTACAAAAGCCCAACACTCTCTATTTATAAATTTATATTTAGTAGCATCATTAGTATAAAATATTTTAGCTAATTTACCATCTGTATCCCAATTAGTATTACTAACTAAAAAACCATATTTATTTGATTTACCAAAATCAATATTATTTTTTTTACTAGTTTGACAAGTACCTACAAATAAGTTACCTAGCTCTTCTGGAAATTTTACACCATCTCTACTATTTATAACTGTTTCATAAAAAAGTTCATTAAATGTTTTAATTATATTTCTTAATTCTTTATTATCTATATCTTTAAATCTTGGATGCTTTTCTTTAAATCTTTTAAAAAAATCATCATTAATAATATGGTGTACTTTTTCTGTATACCTTGGTGCATTTAAATCTGGTTTATTAAATACTTTACTCATACTATATAGTTAATATACTAAAAAAAATCAAGACTAGGAAATTCCTAGTCTAGCAAATATACTATTTATAATTTTTACTAAGTACTTTGTGTTTTAATAAGTCTATGTAAGATTTATTACTAATAGTAAATGGTGTACCACAAGTTCTTACATTACATCTCATATGATGTTTTGTAACCCCCATTCCAGTTGTGTAAGTTTTATTTACATGAGCTTCTGTAGAACCACATTCTGGACATTCAAACTTATCACCTCCTCTAAGTGTTGCATAGTTAAGTTTAGGCATTGTGTATGACTTTAACTTATTATATACATTTTCTAATATAACTACATCATTCTCACAATATTCAATCATTGTCTTTAATGCTTCCGGATCTTTGTTAAAAATAATTTTTTTCCACATATCCATTCCTTCATGTTTAGTCTTTGCACCAACCCCTAGAAACTTAGCAATATAGTCAAGTTTGTTAGAGTTAAAGTTGAACTGAGCTTTGGCAAACTTCAGAGTATCAATACTTTGATACTTTGGAAACATTGGTAATCCATGAAATAAACATCTTGTTCTTAACCATTTAATATCAAACCTATCTCCATTGTGTGCAACTATCTCATCTGCTTGATCTAATACTTTAATAAACTTTTCTAGTAATTTTTTATCTGACTGATTCTTGTCCCATGATAAAGTATGTGTATCTTTTTCACCTTCCCATTTCCATGACACGCAAATTATTGCTCTTTCATGTATTATGTCTTCAGGTTGTATGGATAAGTTATAACCACTTCTCCAAAATATTCCAACATTAAAACTTGTTTCAATGTCAAAAAATAATCTTTTTTTTGTTAACATACTTACTATTTAAATTAGTAATATAGAAAATCCCCAAGATTTACGCCTTGGGGATATCCTTGTGTTTGTCACAGAAACCAACAAACTGTAACTTCTTTTATCCAATGATTGTTATACGTACTGTAAATGGTTCTGCAGTAGCCGTATCTATATAAAAAGTAATATTTCCTGTTATGACATCTGATGAAATTAATAAAGTTGGTTCATTCATAAGACTTATCCATTTATTTAAACCAGAATTAAAAAACATAATATTATACACAAAATCTGCTGATTCAATTATAGATGTGACATTACTACAACCTAGAGTTATTAAACCACATGCTGCAAGATCAAGACCCAAAACAGTTAATGTTACATTTTCAAATACAACATTATCAAAACTTTGAACATACTTCCTTACACCTGTAGTTGAAACAGTATAAGTTGTAGTAGTGCCAACTACAGTTGGTACAACTTCAATACCCTCTCCAGCTTCTACAATTACTACTGGGATATTTGCTATCTCAGTGCAAAAATAATCTACTATACTATTTAAAGATTGTTCTATATTAGTATCTGTATTTACTACAACAGTAGTATCACATATAATATTATCTCCTGTATATATAATACATTGTGAATCAAATGTTTCTGAACATGGTTGTGCAGTAGGACAGTCTACAGGAGTAGGACAAGGTAATGGTGATGTTAAGTAACTATCAGTACATCCGCACTTAGTACTATTATTACAATTATTATTACAAGTTGGACAAGACATATTTTTATATTTTAACAGATTACACCAGTAATAGTAGATACAGTACATGGATTAATAAATGAAGTTAATCCATCTATTCTTACACCTAAACCTCCTAGTTGTTCTGCAAGAGTTGAATTAACACTAAAAGGATATATTGAGGCATCATAAAATAATTCTGTAGGTTGTACACCTGCAATTGCTGCATCATATACACTTAAACCATTAGAAAATTTTGGAACATGATCTCCAGTTGTTACAATGGATTGAATATAATTTACTGGTGATGTATTCCATGAACCTGTTCCTCCGGATACTACACTTTCTTCAGTATTAGTTGTAACCCCCCATTCTAAATCTCCATTTGAATTAATACCAACACTTGCAAGACTTGTTAACATAGTACTTGTAGCTCCTACATCAATAGGTCTAACAGCAATTTTCCAACCTAAACCATATGTTTTATCAAGCGTTTCTCCTACAGATAATATTCCTGCAGGTATTACACTATTTCCTTGATTAAATGTAATAAAACCACCGGTTCCAATAACACAACTACCAACTCCTGTAGCTGCTGTGTATGCATAAGGTGCTGCAAAATAACTATCATAACCAGGTGATGATTGATAACCATATGTTAGTGCAGCTCCTCCTAATGTTGAAGCTAAAGGAACGGTTAGTAATCCTCTAAAATGTACAACATTACCAATACGTCTACATTGTGGTCTAAAAGCAGCTGTACCTGTTTTTGCCATATCATAGAATGTAAAGCCTTCTAAATTTATCCAACCTGTATCAATTATTTTTGCTGTTAATAAACCACCTGTATAAGTTAAATCAATTGTACTTGTATCTGCAACTGTAATAGATGCATTATATAAATCACATAAAGCAATCCATATATGATTAAGAGTACTAGCTAAAGTACTAGATGTTGGATTCCATGATGGGTATGCAACTTGCATTTGTACACCAGGATTTGCTCTTGAAAAATCCGTTCCTGAAATACATTCAGCAGCAATTGATGTAATTAATTCTGCAGTTGTTCCTGTAGCATCATAAAAATCACACCACACATCATTTATAAAAGCTTCAAGGATTGTATCTATTTGTGAACTCCCTGGAGCTAATGTTCCAATTTGACACTCTGTAATAAATGAAGGTAATGTAAATGTAGGATCAGGAGCATTTTCTAAAATAGTTACTCTAATATCTAAACTAGTTAATGCAGCATTTATAAGTACAAGTTCATCAACAATACTACAAATCTTAGCAGCAATCATATTTACATAATCAGTAAGGTTCATTGTAGTTTGATTACCTACAACAAAACAATCTGCTACAGTTACTAAACAATCTGGACAGCCGGTAGTATTTTTAATTTCACTTGGTGTAATTCCTTGAAGTGCACATATTTGTTCAATCAAAAATTGTATTAAGGCTTGAAAATCATTTGGTCCACATGCTGTAATACCAAAACATGAAAGATCATAATTAGCTACATTTAATGTATCTAATACTCCACATAGTTCTGTTGCTAATGCAAACACTACATCAGTTACTGTATCTCCATTACATAGATTAATACATGGAATGTTAGGTCCTGGCCAAATAACACAATTACTTGACATTGGACTACAGGGTGCTGTATTTAAATTTGTAGGTTTCATATTTATGTATATTATTAATATAGTAAAAATTATTGATTATTACAAGTTCCTGATGAACTTGATACTGGTGTATCACAACATGTACCTGAAGAAACACAAGTGTAATCTGGATTAACTAATGCTGCTAAGTTTATTAATTCATATTTTAATTCCCATTTTTCTCTATCTTCTGGACAACATGACGTTATTCCATATCTTTTTTCTAATGCATTACTATACATTGCATCAGCAAAAGAACATACTATTTCTTCATAATGATCAATAGTACATGTAGGTGTATTATATCCTGGTCTTACTGTTCTAACTATTTCTGGTACTACTGGACAATTAAAAATATTATCAACAAGTGTACAATCCCCATATATAGTATATTCATATAGGCCTTCTGGCATTAACCATTTTTTTACACAAGTTTTTGGTGATATTTCATTTAATAACATATTAGTTCTTGAATGTACAGTAATACCATTACAGTCTATCCAACTTAAAAAATTACAATCTATATTATTTTCAATTGTAAATGGTAATTCAAATTGTTGTCCATTGGGACCACAAAAATTTATATATAATTGATTTTTATGAATTGGAATATTAACATCATGTATTACACCAACACAATCAGTGTAAGTTATAACACCCACAAATAACATTGGTACTATAATATTATAATAAACACATGGATTAACTAAAGTAGCAGTTTGACATACACATGGTAAAACATCTATAAAACATTCTTCACAAGTTCTATATTGATCTTTAATAAATACAAGTGTTGAAGGATTATGTTCTCTTGTTATTTCAATATGCCAACATGTTTCTGGACACCAATCTAATGTAATTATATTATTAAGTAGTGTAGATAAATCTGTAGTAGTTATAATATTAGGTTCTACTCCTGCACAATCAGTAAGAAGATAATAGGTTTGTTCACAAGTAGTACAATTAACAAATGTGTTAGTAACTACAATTGCAGTATTACTTGGAGGTTGTAAAAAGAATTCTTCTACATACCAACATCCCGGACAATCTTGTTCTATTACTTGATTAACATATAATGATAAATCAGTAGATGTATACATTACATTTGCTGAGTTAGCACAATCTGTTAGTTTATAACTTGTGTATCCCGCACATGTTTCACAATCTACATAAGTAGTTGTAATAACAATATTAATTGCACATGCACAATCTTCTATTGAAGTGGCTACTGTCCAACAATTAGTGTATCCGTTAATATGAAATGCAGCTCCTGTACCTAAAAATGGTAATACTGATACTGATGTAGTATAAATTGGATCTGCTAAACCATCACAGTCAGTTAGTATATAACATGATTCTAGACATAGATCATCTATACATGAACCAAACTCTGTAACTATAGAACCATTTAAGGCATCTACAACTGGATATATATCTGAACAAAATTTTAATGGACCTATTGCATTTACTATTAAACCTGCACTTACATATGTAATACTTCCTGTGTTTACATAATAACAAGTTGATACACAACAGTCTACACCTAGTGCATTAAATGTAACAACTTGAGGATCAAGACAGTCTGAAGATGTATTATTATATACTAAAAAACATACACCCGGATATTCTACAAGTGTAATTGATATACCAGTATTAGAATATACACTTAAGTCAGTTGTGGTATTAAATGGAACTTTACTACCATCACATGAGTATAATGTATAACAAGGAGGCGTAGGACATGTATTATCTATGCAATCTCCAAAAATTTCTATATTACTCCCTGTTATCCATTCTCTTACACAATATTTTTCAGATGTTTCAGAAGGAGCTAATACAGGAGTTTCTTGCAGTAATCCAAAACAATCAATATATCTAAGTGTTACTGGTTGAGTTAATAAATTTGTAGCTCTACTACATTGACATGGTAATGCAATACATCCACAATTTACAGTATCTCCACAACCACCAGATATAAGAGTAAATGTAGCAAGTAATGGAGCATTAATTAAACCTAAAGGTGGTTGAGCAGGTAAACTAGCTGTGTAACATTGATTAGGAATTAGATCATTACCAAAACTATCTTGTACTAAAACACCTGTATAATTATATACACCAGGTACTATACCATTAGTAATAAACTTTAAAGGAACTAGATTAACACAACAGGGTGTAAGTAAAAGATAGTTAGCTGCCATTTTATTTAATTTGATTAGATGGTATTGGTATAGTTTGTTTTTGTATAGGTTTGATAATATTTTGATTTTTAGTAATCTCATATTTACCTATACAAGAAGAGCATGCTGATTTGCCATCTGATGCTACTCTTTTTTGACACCCGCAAGAAAGATTTTTTTTACAATTTGAACACTGAGCCATATTTATTGGTTTTTAATAGTTAACAGTTTTTACAATCTAATTTATTTAATAATTTTAAAGCATAGTTATATAGTGTCATTCCTTTATCAGGTTCTAAACAAAATTCTACTTTAGCTTTAGCTGCATCTAAATACATTCTTATTAATCTTAATTGTTCTAATTTCTTTTTAATTATAGCCGGTGGATCACACGCAGCAATATCTACTCTACATAATATATTATTATATTTAATAAGAGCTTGAGTAATTCTTAAATGATTATATTCTACAAATACTAAATTATTTGGTGACACACTATACTTAATTATATATACACCATCCGGTATATTTACATACTGTGTACCACAATTAACTGTTTGTAATTGTAAATCACATGCAGTTAGTATTTTGTTAAATCCTGGAATAACATCAATTTGATTTGAATAATTAAAACCGGGTACAGTAATATTTAATGTAGCACAAGTTAAAGGTACAATATCTGAATATACACTAGTATCTATTATACTTAAAATGCATGCATTCATTACTGTAGGTACTTCTAAACTTAATACATGATTTGCCATAGTATAAAATATAAAAAAGGGAAAGGAGTTTGAAACCCTCTCCCTTTTTGATTATTAATTATTTAAATATGTTATTACCTTGCTGATGGGAATGGAGTAACTGGAATACAATCAGTTCCACAAGTAAACTCTTGGAATGCACATTCAGTTCCACAACTTTCTAACCAAGTATTAACAGCAGTCTCAAGACTTGCAATAGTACTGTTTGTAATAACTTCTAATAAATATCTGTCATTATCAAAAGTACCTGAAGGATTATTAAATCTCGGAACTACATGTAGTAAGTAGTAACGTGTATATAATGCAGTACGGTCAATTGCAGTAACTAATTGATTACCTTGTGTAATCTCACGAATTCTGAAGTCAGATGCAAGGAAGTTTTGACGGTAAGACTCAGATAAAATCAAGTCACGTAAAACTGATTCACCAAGACCCATTGCTTGATTACCTTCACATTCTGTTACTACACAAAGTCCTTCAAATTCACATGGATCACCATTAAAATCAACTTCAGATGCATAAAGTTTAACTGGTTGCTTTTCATAAAAATCAGATATTTGGAAAGTACAATCTCCAAATTTAGTATCTACATAAGCACCATTTATAATCATTCCTGCACAAGCATCAACAACATGTCCTGGAGATACATAATTATCCCAAGTATCAGCTCCTACAGCTGTTAAGAAAACTGCTGAAGTTCCTGGTGCATACCATAATACACCTGCTTCATCTTGTACTATAATTTCTAAGAAAGATTTAGTAATTGGAGAATTAAGTAAAGCATTAGCCCAAAGAATAAATACTTCAGTTGAATCAACAGCTGTAGGTGAAATTGCACCTGTTGGGCAACATCCTGTATAAGCATCTGCAATTAAATAAGCATTATGATTTAACAAACGTAATGCTGGAGAACCTTTAATATCTACACGTAATGAGTAAGTTTCACCACAGAAAAAGTCTTTACAACAATTTGCAGTACCTGCTCCAGTGCTTACTGTATCAACAGTTACAGTTGCATCACTATTACCACCTACTAAAGTAACTACATCTAAAGCAGTGTATCCTTTTCCTGGATTCACTACACCTATAATTGTAGGTAGTCCTGCAGCTACAGTTGCATAATATGTTAAACCTGTTCCTGTACCACCTGTAGTAGTAAATAAAACTGGAGTAACAGAGTTAGCATATCCTGTTCCATCAACATTATCTGTAAAAGTTAATATTGATCCACCTGCAGTATAAGATGTTGAACCAACATTAATAACATTAGTACTTGGTAAACATGGGTCAACTCTATAAAAATCAGAAACATATTTAGGGTTAATCATTTTAGACTTGTTAGTCTCTTGATAACCTCCTGCAAAAGGACCAATTTTATCATTAGTATAGATTGCAGAACCTGCAAGATATGCTGAACAACAATTAGCTAAATCAGATAATAAATTTGTTTTTGGGTCAAAGAATCCAAAATATCCATTATTGTATGCAGTACCTAAAGCAGGTAACTGATTAAGTGCATAACTAGGAATATTATCACCTGTTGGTAACACAAAACCAAAGTCAGTATCTACATTAGATAAAACTGTACCGTTAAGTAAAGTTACACTTTCATTTGTTAAAGTACTTCCTGTACCTAAAAACGTTTTTTGAAACGCATGATTAAAATAAGCCATTTTTTTTAATTTTAATTTATAAACATATAATATAATATAATTAAAATATTTGAATAATCAAATTATTTTAAGAATAAAAGTTTGTACTTAGCTGAATTAATACTATCCTTTAAAGTATCTAAAGAATTTACAATTTCAGAATAAGGCATCTTAGATTGAAGATTATTAACCATTTGATACATTTCTCTTAAATATCCAATTCCTTCTTCAACTGTATTTAATACTTTTGGAGATACTTCAGAGTAATCTAAAATCTTTTCAGCAGCTCCTTGATAACCTTCAATAAGAGTATCAGCATGATCTGGTAAAGCATCATAAAGATCATTAAGAGCTTTATGTGCTGCATATGAGCCAGCTCCTTTTACTTTTAAATGTAATTTATGAAAACTTGATGCAGCATTCATTAATTCTGTTGCACATGCTGCTGTCATTGTATCACAATTTGCTCCTGTAGGTGCACTTGAATATGATGCACTTGGGGTCGCTGTTCTTTTTAGCATTCTTGGAGTTTCCATTATTTTTAATTATTACGTTCTGCTCCTTCTGTACCTCTAGAGAACTGATTTCCTGATTCAATATCACCTGCTAGTATACTTGCTGCTTCATCTATTATTATCTCAATGATATCATCTTTAAACTCACATTGGACATTAACAGGTGATGCAACTCCAGTATATGGATCTACACAGTTTTGAATTTGAATTTTAACCGGTTGTCTATAATAAATTAGGTTAGCATTATTTATAGTAAATGTATTATCTGTATATACATTAAGTTTATTATTTATTAGAGTAGCAAAAGTTTCACCCCATTCAAAACTAGGTTTTTTTGCTATATCTCTAAGTAAGTTATTTACATTAGCTTCTTCTGCTAAGTATACAACCATTCTTCTATTAATATCACAACAATCAGAGTTAGCAAATGCATCTACTCTTTTCCATTGTAAGTAATCTATTGGTAAATTAGCAGCAGTAAACATATGATCATGTTTATCTAAACCCAACGCAGCATTAGTTAACAATACTTGTAAGTCATCTATTCTTCTAGTAGATTGCTCATCACCTTCTTTAACAATGTTAATACCATGAAGTTGTCTTCTAGTCCACTCAACTTGAGCTTTATTAAACGCCTCTACAACCTGCCAGCATTCAATGTTGTCATAGTCTTGGCTATCTAATTTATTCAGACGTTGTTTAATCTTTATGGTTAATACACTGTTTTGCATAATTTATTTCTTTTTAAAAGATTGCATTTTCTTAATAGTAGATGGTATAGCTGCTCTTTTAACAGTTGTTTTAGTAACAGTACCTTTTTTTCCTGCAGCTCCAGAAAGTGTTGTTTTTTCAAAAGTTTTTTTACCTTTTGCAAATCCAGTTGTATCTAAAAAAGATTGAGAAGAATTATTACTTTTCTTATCTGCATCATATCTTGTTACAGTACCTGAATGAGATTCATACACTTTTGGATTTGAGCCATTAACATTATATTTTTCTACAACTCTTCCTTTTGAATCATATGCACTTCCTTGGTTAAGTTTTTTATTACTTCCCGGTTTACCTTGATTATTTAAAGTACTTATAGCTTTATTTCCTGCAGATATATCAGCTTTTTTAATACCCGTACTGATAACAGATTTTGCACCTTTTGTCCCACCAGTTTGCATTTTTTTAACAGGACCACCTTTTTGATATTTAACTGTCTTTTTCATAATTTATTTCTTTTTAGCCATTGCTTTAAATGTTTTAGCAAGAGCTTTACGTTTTGGTGTACATGTAGCTTTTGACATAGGTGTACAGTAACCCTTATGTGCAGGATTAACTGCTTTTTGTATCCATTTTTTGTCTTTTTTTTCAGCCATTATTTCTTAAATGAACTTGGTCTTACTTTAACACATTTACCATCAGCACCTCTTACATATCCATTTTTACATGAAGGTTGTACAGCTCTTGATACAGTTCCACCTTTTTTCATTTTACCAGTCTTACCATCCATCTCTCCTTGACCTGCTTGAGCAGTACCAAAGATACCCATACTTTGATTAGTACTTCCTATAGATGCATTAGCATAACCTGCACCTTTAGTATTAATAGCACGGGAGGATGTTGATCCTCCTTTAGCCATTTTCTTTGTACCTCCACAAGACGCACATACTAGTTTCTTTGCCATGATATTATTTCTTATTTATTGAAGACTTTGATGGTGCTACAGATATACCACCAACTTTTCCTTTAGGTGCAGTAGATTTAACAGCCTGTTTAGAAATTGCTTTACTGATGCCACCTACTTTACCAGTTGCTTTTTTACTAACTGTAACTTTAGAATTTGAATTTTTCATGTCTCCTATTTTATAATTATATTTACATATTCCATAATTTCTCAATCTTCTCATTCATATCCTTTAGGATATCTTCATTCATTGGATTCTTGAGAAACTCTATTACATCTGAAACATTTCTACCTAACAACGTATTTGTTGATGCATGATAAATATGTCCATCTGCCTTATTAATAATATACTTAAAAAATATGGAATCTTTAACAATTGCTTTAATTTTTAATGTTTCCATGTCTAAAGCTGCAGCTTCTAAGAAACCATTTGCAGCTCTTTCTTTATTTCCTTCAGTACCTTCACCACTAATATGTCTATCCATACTCTCGTATAGTACATCATTAGGAGTTGTTTTCTTATATTGAACACTTGTAGTATCCACAGCTTTTGCAACGTAAAATAACTTTGCACTATTTTTATCATAAAGTTTTTGCAATTCTGCACCAGCTTTATTTCTTAATTTCTTATATTCAGTTTTAACAACAATAGTCTCTTCCATTTTATCTAAATAAAACTTAGGTGGTACTGCTCTTGATCTTGCATCTTCATAACTTCTAGCTACTATAGAGAAGCCTCCATTTTCAATTGCATATAATTTAATTCTATCAAAAGGATCTGTAGGATCTAAAAACACAGGATTGTTTCCGCATGATAATGTAATCTTATTAAAAAACTCAGAGTTATCTGGTTTAATCAAAATTACTTTAGTCCAAAATTGTGGATCCTCAATATCTAATACATTAGCTGCTAACTCTGCTTCAAGTTCTGCAACTGCTGTTCTTATTTCTCTAATTTTTGCAGACTTTTCTTCAGGGTTTTTCATCAGTTTTATATCTGCAGCAAATTCATTTAAACCAGTTAGGTAATGTACTACTCCGTTTTTCTCTGTACATCCTAATTGTTCATTGTGTGTAACTCCATCAAATAAAGATAACCCGTAAGATTCTAGGCCCATATTTGATGCTGATTGATCAAAGTAAGGCTTAATACTTATAGCACTTGACTTAGATACATTTGTTGTTTCAATGTGTGTGTAACTCATTTTGTTGGTTATTAATTATTGGTTTTTAAAAATAAAAAAATGAGAAGGACACTGGTGTCCCTCTCACTTAGTTTAAGCTATTAGAATGATCCACCAGTAATTGGATTTCTCATAACAATCTTAAGAACCTTAGTAGGATCTTTAACCCAGATAGCAGGCATTGTTTGAGACATCATTACACGGTAACCGTTAAATTGTCCAGATGATTGGAATCCTTGAGTACGTCCCATGTAGTCCATAGTACCATTTTGATACCACCACTTCAATTGGTTATCCCAAGATAATTTCAACATAAAGATATTATCATTTGTATTATCAGTAATATCAAAGATAATGAAAGAATAAGATGACAATGGGAAACCATCAATGATTGGGTTTTCAATATCATTAGTATGGATATTATCAAATGCTGGATTCAATACAAATTTAACATTAGCCAAGAATGGAATAACGTAAGAAGTATATGCAAATCCAAAATTCAAGTCCATTCCTTTACCAGTGATAGCACCAATATCAGCAGCTTGAATCAATAAACCTGAAGATACAGCTTCACGTTTAATAGCCTCATTGACCATACGCATACCACCCATACCTGTTTGTACTACTAGAGAACGCTTAGGATCTGGACCTTGGAATTCAACTTTACCATTAAAGAAGTTGTAGATTTCTCCACGGAACAAATCTAATGTAAAGTTATTTTTATTGTAAATTCTTTTGTAAGAATTATCCAATTGCTTCCAAAGACCTACAGATAATCTAACATCATCTGGTCCATCTTGACGTACACGTCCACCATGACCCCACATAAGGTAAGTCTCAATATCCGTAGCAATCTTAGTTAAGTGAGCTGCTTCCATGTTAGTTAAGAAAGTACGTGACAAATCACCATTGTCAAATGCTTTTTTAACTGAATCTTTACCCATAGTTTTAACCATGTCCTCTAAAGAGTTCACAGATGGATCAATATTCTTATCAAAGTTTCTCCAGATTTCAGTTACAGGAACTGTTCCATCTGCATTCATTCCTCCTTTAATCATCAAGTCTGCACGTGATGAAATAGAATAATGTACGTGAGCTTCAGCACCTCCTACAAAGTTGTAGAATTCACGGAAACCTGTGTTAGTTTGGATGTCAGAGAATCTTTCACCATATTCACCTCTTGCAGAAGACTTACGGAAAACCTTAGTTCCATTAGCAAGATATTTGTTATCAAGATATTTGTAGTTATCATTGTTAACTAACTGTACTGTGTAGATAAAACCATCTCCAATTGGAAGAATATCATCTGCAGTAATGTACATCTCAACACCATTATATTTATCATAAGTGATGATATCACCATGACCAAATTCACGTTTGTTAAGTTTGATTTTAAATGTAGTACCATCTACACCTTTAAAATCATTACCTGATTCAATGTCTTCAATAATGTACGGTAAGTCTTGAGAAACCGGAGTTTGCCATTTGTACTCACCACGTGCATTATCAACATTGATAACATTTTTCCCTCCAAAGCTTGATAGCTGATAGAGAGGCATTTCTACTTTCTGTGCCATTGCCCATAAATCTACTGGGCCAAGGTCCATCGGCTCAGCATCTTTCAGCATGTTCACAAGGTGGTATGAATCTACATGTGATGATGCCGCATAGGACGTATCACGTAGGAATATACCGTTGTTTAAAACTGGAGTTGCCATTTGTACTATTTATTTATTTATATTAAAAGCGTCTGAACATGCTACCACCTGAATTTCTAGGTATGGTTCTCTGTCCTGTTTTTCTTGTTTTTTCTTCTTTATCATCTGCATCATTAGTAGTAGATGATATCTTTCTTGCTTCTTCTGTTTTAAGCATTCTTACAGTTTTTTCTGTAACTGCTTTTCCACCTTGTTCTTGTAATTTTGCTTTATATCCTACAGGATCAGCAAGTAACCATAAAGCTTCAGCAATTAAATCATGTCTTGGTTCAACAAACTGATACTTTTCTAAAAGGTGTCCTAACATATTAGTAGGTTTACCTGATATAGAAGGATAGTTAGGTTGAACTAATCCTGAGTATAACATACTCTGAACTTTTTTATCTAACTTGACACCACTCAACTCTCCTACTGACAATACATCATATACATTATCCATGTATTGTTTAGCTTGGTGAGCTTGTTGTTCTTTTTTATTTTCTTGATCCGCTAACTTTCTTGCAATAATTTCTTCTTGCATTCTATCTAACTTAGGTTTGAATTGTTTAGCTTTTTGTTCTAGCTTATTCATATCTCCCCAATCTTCAATCTCTGCTTCAATTTCTTCTGCATCACCAAAATTTGTAGCATATAAATATTGTCTTGCTATTTCAGCTTGGTGATCTGTATTATCTGCATCTAATTCAAAGATCTCTTCAACGTGTGCTAATGATCTAAATAAACCTTTTAAATCTTGACCACCATCTGCAACATATTTAGCTGCTACTTGTAATTCTTGTGGTAAAGAATTAAAAAATTCTTTTGGTGTATTTTCTCTAACTTTATTTTCTCTCTCTTGAAAGTTAGCTTCAAACAATTCTCTGAAATCTTTAGTAGTGTATTCTTCTAAAGATTTATCATCATCAAATCCTACTAAACTACCTTCTTCAATCATTTTTTGTGCTAGTTCATATAAACCTGACTTATCTACTTTAGGTCTACCTTTATTACCAGCATCTTCTTCTTGAGAGATTAAACCATTAAGTTCATCTATAGTCTCATTAATTTCTATCTTTTCCTCAGCAGTAGTTTTAGTTTCTGCATTTGGAGTGTCAAGGAACGTAGTATCCACCATCTCCTTGGTGAACATTGTTTTTGGTTTTTCAGTTTGTTTACCATTTTCTGGTAATAACACACTTTCTGCACCTGGCATTCCAAACATCTCATCTAGATCTACCTCTACTTCACTTACCGTTGTAAGATTTTGTGCTTCTTCACTCATTTTATTATTGTTGGTTATTAATTTAATATACGTATTTTTAAACAAATAAACTTCTAATATTTAAAATAATCTAACTTTATAATATTATTTTCAGCATTATATAGCTAACTTATTTTTTCTTAGGCTGAGGTTTATCAAATTTATTTTTATTTGTTTGTGCAATTCTTAATGCATTAGCTGCTATTTCTTTTTGAGCTGCTATTTTTTCTCTTTCTATTTCATTTTTTGAATTTTGATTAACCATCTTATTACTTTCTTTTTGTCTTTCTAATTGACTTTGATCTTGGTATTGTTCAGATTGACGGATATCTTTCATAGCATCTTGATAATCAGAAACCTTATTTTCATTAACATCAACTGCTGCACCAAAACCTGCAGATCTAATTTCAGCTACAACTACATTATTTTCAAGTTGGTTAGCTTGTTCTTCTGCTCTAGCTTGAATATCCATTTGCTTTTGTTTCTCTTGAGAAGCAATCATGTCATCTTGCATTTGCTTAGCATTCTGTTGCTCTTGTTGTTTTTGTTGTTGTATCTTAGCTTCAGAATCTTTAAGTACATGATTAAGTTCTGCAATAGATTCTGACTGAACTACTTTACCTAGATCATATATAGAAGCTCCTGTAGTATTATTTTGTAATGACATTTGTTTTAACTGTTCTAGGATAGCTCTATGATTAGCTGTAGTAGTACAGAATATATTTAAATCTCTAAGCATTAAATCAGTACCAAATACTTCAAAGTTAACTTTCTCATCTGCACTAGTCATATAAGTAAGTCTTTTAGAAGGATTAGTACTATGATAATATTGTGCTAGATCTGTACGCATTTGATGTACTCTAGGCATTAAATAATCACAGTGTTGTATAAAGTAAGTTTCTGTTTGTGCATAAGATGCAGCAACGGCTTGCTCTACTCCAGTAGCTGTAGTTCTAGATAACTCTTGACCCATACGTTGAGGATTTACACCAATTACTTCATAAGCTTGTTGCTTAAAATAATTAGCTAACTGTATCCTTGACATTAATCTATTAGTTTGTTCTAAATCTAATTTCTGGAAATGTTGAAAGTTTAATGCATTTTCTGTATTAGTAATAGAAGTATCTAATGGAAGCATCTGAAAATTCTTCATTGCTACATAAGCTTTAGCTAAATTGTTTTTACCCCAATCTTCTCCCATAGAATGTCTTGGTAAAGCATTTTGATCTAATAGTATTACTGTACCTAGTTCATCTATTAATATATCAGCAATTTGATTATTTACAATGTTATAACCTATTTGATAAGGTTTCATAAGATCTAGTAATGCAGTTGACTTAGTATTTCTATCAGAAAATACTGCACCTTCTACAGGTAACTTACAACCATATATAGTAGCATCACCTTTAAATTGAAACTTAAGGGGTCCTATTTCAGGTCTATCTATACCTACATACAAAGGAGTAAATCCTCCAGGATTATTCATACCCCAGAAGGATGGAATATTAGGTCCGATTTTTACACCACCCCATACATTATTAATCCATACCCAATCTATATGTTCACCATATATAACATTATCTTTAGTCTTATTCTTAAAAAGTCTTGTATCATAAATAGGTTTATCAGTGACTTTATAATCTTCAGTTACAATTTCTACTATAACTTGACCATTATCTGCTACTTTAGTTAAGTGTCCTACTTTTATTTGTGATTTCCAATATCCTGTAGATACTCTTAATAAATATGCAGTACCTTGTTCATAGTAGTCTTCACCTTCTGATAGAATATAATTAATTATATCTCCACCATTATGTGCTGAATTAGCCATTGCAGTAGTAAGTTGTCTCATGCCTAATGAAGGCATATTTGTATTCCACTCATGACTCTTAGTACCATCATAGAAAGTACCATCATTTTGATAACCACCAATATTATATCCTGCAGATCTTATAGGATAAATAGCTTCAAGTGATTCCATTTGTTCTGTAGTCATAAGATAACCATACTTATCTATAACATCAGCTACTGTCATCATATCTGTCTTACCTACATAGTTTGATTGAGATATATATCTTGCATCCGGAGACTTATGATAAAAGCATAATACAGGATTCCACAATTCTACCTCATAATCATCTTCCATCATACGCATATGCCAGAACTCTCTATCTGTAATAAGCATATCTCTAAAAGCTCTTTCTTCTAATTCTTCCATTCTAAATCGGCCTACATCTACTTTATGTTGATGTGTGGCCCATTCTTCTGCCATAGATCTATAGTCTTTTTTAAAGAAAGATTCTATTTCTGGAAGTGATTTTAATTTTTCTGGACTTAATTCTTGTTGAGCCTCTTCAGATTCAGGATCCAAACCTTGTTCCATGAGGGCACTTTTAATTTTTACTTGAGCTTCAGACATTAAAGTTTCTTCAACCATAGCTCTTTTTTCTTCCATCATCTCATTATACGTAAACTCATCTACAGCTCTGTAAGTTAGTTTAGTAGATCTTTTAGCAAACTCTGCTACAAGTACATTAATTACATTAGGAATAATAGGATAAAATTTTAACTCTAATGCTGAAGCATCTTCTGCAGTTAAAACATCTATAATTTCTTTATATTCATTATCTTCTTCTACTATATAATCAGTTTTATCTATAATACCTTTTGCAAGTTTATAGTTTTTCATGAGTCTTCTGGCATTTCTTCGGATCTGTTTAAGGCCCTGCCATTCTAACCAGTCTAGATTCCATGCAGCCCAATGCTCATCTTTTTCTATCTTAGGTATAAATTGTAAAGGTTGTGTAACACTACCTAATCTATTTTGTTTTACCTTAGCTCCGGCTTTAGCTTGGAGTGCGTTGATTACTTGCATATTATTTATTTAAGATTTTTGAATGCAGATCTATTCATACTTTTACCGTTAACCATCTTAGATGACTTACCTAAATTACGAAAAGGACTACTGTTTAATTTATACAAATTTTTTGACTTATCCAAATTTTTACCTGCTTCATCCATGATTACTTTCTTTGTGTAACCTCTATTAGCTTGTTGAATTCTCATAAATGCTACTAATGCAGAAAAAGCCACTAGCCTATCCACGTTGAGTCCATCTACATATGCATGCATTTCTTTAAGTAACATAATATCTGGAATCCTTTCAATACCATAAGTTGTTTTAACTATAGTACCATCTTCTTTAGTTACTGTATCTAGTTCTTCTTTAGTATATTCTATAACATAACTTAGTAAGTGATGTTTAAACAATACCCCAGTATTTCTCCAACCATAATCTTGGAATACACTTTTATTAGCACCTAAGTCTTTAAGGAACATTATCTGATCTTTTTGTACTAGATACCTTTGTTTCTTTCTTGATATCATATAATTAATAAAGTGAGAAATGTTATTCTCTACTACGGTCCATGCATTGTACCATTCTATTATTAATTCTAGTCTCTCATGAGTTTGTTTAATATCATCAAATCTTCCACACCATGCGGCTACTATTTTATCTTGTTCTATATATGTTTCAGTTTCAGTACCAGTAACCTTAGTTACTTCAACAGGAGCTTTCATTATATATATGGAACATAGTGAATCTGAGGTAGTTGTTTTACCTTCAGCAACCGGGTCAATAGATGCATAATACTCTCCAAATCCGGGAGTACCTTGAGGTCTTTCCCATACTACTAAAACTCCTGTTTTATCTTCAGTTTTTTTAGTCATTGGAAATTCTCTGATAGGTATTTTATTACTATCTCTAACTTTTACTTTACCTGTTTCATCTCTAGATATATCTAGATATTCATATCCATATTCTTTATCTTCTATTCTTCTTATTTGAGCAGTTACTAGATGAGATGGGAACTTAGATACTTTTCTATGTTTAAATGCTTCCGCAATATTTCTTGGGTGCTGAGATATCTCTAATTGATAATCTTCAGGATCCATTGTTTTTTTAATTTCTTCAAAATACTCATCTAAAGCTTTTAAAGATTCTTCTACTAAAGAGTTACCATAAGGATCTATGTAGGGAGGCATAGACCATTGCTCAGGTATAAATAATCCTGACATACCTATAGTACCTTCTTCATCTATAAGATTACTTTCTACAGCATAAATCTCATTAGCTCCTGGATCCAGGATCATTTTCTTAAGTGGTTCACACTGATCTAAATCACCTACAGAACCTGCTGCAATAAATAATCCTGTAGTAATCATACCTGATTTTAGTGCAGGTTTAATATAACCATATGTAACATTCATCTTTGGAGCAATACCGGCCTCTTCATGGAAGAAAAATTTAACTGGTCCCCCTACTCCATTTGTAGGACTCTTTTCAAAAGACATACCTTGTATAGTACCTTTAAGACCTACTTCAGCTTTTCTATCTCCTTTTCTTACTTCAATTTTTTGTTGCCACATCATTACTTTATCCGGAGACATTGGTCTATACCAAGCAGTATGTTCATTAAGAAAAGCTGCATACTCAGATAAAAACTTCCAAGTACCTTTCTCATTTATATAATCTTTTAGATTGGCTCCCATTTTAAGTGTGACACCGGCCTCAAACCATAACTGATTTATAAGTTTACCAGCATGAAAATATGAGGAAGCTATCTGTCTTTTCTTTAAAATAGCAACATGCTTATAGAATAACTCAGCTAGTAATTCATATAAAGCCATATGATACTGTGCATCTCTTATCTGAGCAAAGTCAAACTTTTGTTGTTCCTTATCAAAGATAGGTAAGAAGTTTAACCACATATAGTAGTCTCTTGATAGATACCATACTTTACCTTTAGACTTAATTAATACACCTAACCTACATTTAGTCTTTTGATCTTCCCAGTATGTTACAAAATCCTTAGATTTAAAAGGAGCTAAACAATATACTTTATCTTTTCTAAATTTATTTGATTCAATAATAAATACCTCATTACTTACTTCATCAAATTCATATTGGCCAGGTTCCTTAAATAGAGTTAATACATAATCTCTCCAAGCATCTCTTGATTCAAATGATGTCGTAGTCCAAGTACCATTATCCCATGTGGGTATATCTGTATATATATTTTCCATAATTAACTGTCATACGCCAAACCTTGGCCTCCGCGTACTGTGCTTTTTTGTTCTTCTTGAAGATCTTTATAAGCTCCTTTAAAGGACCCTCTGATAGCTTCATATTTAGCAGCGGCATTTACTAATGCTGTGATATTACCATCCCGGCCATCTGTAATAGATGTAGTTTCCATATATCTACCTAATCTATCTAACATAGATGCAATACCATTATATGCTCTAGATGTAGGAGTCTCATACATTCTTTCACAAAATTTTAAAGCAATAAATATTGTATCATCTTCAGTAGAAAAATCTCCTTCAATTTGTTTTAATATAAGTTCTTCTTTATCTAATATTGGTGTATAAAAGAAAGGATTCAAGTCAGGATTAGGGCATGTCATGTAGAATAAGTACTGATAAATTTTTAAATAATTATCAGGATACTCTTCCATAATATCTTTTAAAGCCTTTAATGAATAACAATGCTCTGTAGGTATTAATACATTATTCTGTATATCAAATAGTTTTATCAGCATTTATAAAAGTTTTATATGTATTATTAAATTTACTGTATGGTATATCAATACAATAATTATCCCCATATTCTGTAAATACAACGGTATATGTTTCTAGTGTGCCTTCGTCATCTATAGATTGTCTATATGCTACAATTATATTTATGTCAAAGCTAAAAGGAACTAGTAAAATAGAATCTTGGCCAGTTAATTCTTTTATTTTGGTATTTGTCATTATAATTTTACAATCTACTATCATTTCTTTTTAAGTTTATGTTTATTATCATGTAACCAGTTAACAATACTAATTACTTCATCTTTTAAATAAGGTACTTCTATAGGTATAACTTCTTTTACAATAGGATTATTATCTTGATCATACTTAGTAATAGGGTAACCCCATTTATCTATATCATCATTCTCAAATATTATATGATGTAAATACATCTTACCTACCTGTAATTTAGGATTATGTTTTAATATAATATACATATATATACTTAACTGTAATGCATAATGTGTAAAACTACAGTCATCTAAGTGATTTACTGGAAATAACATTTTTTTAGAAATACCTTCCCAATTTTTATAAGATTCAGTTTTAATTTCTTTATTAGTTTTATAATCAATTATATCTACATGACCATTTACTATTTCAACTAAATCAGATTGCCCACATATACTAGCTGATTTTAAATATACCATATGCTCAGGATATATACCATCTGTAATTTTTTGATCAGGTGCATATTTAATACCATCTGTTTCAAGAGGTATATACACAGGAAGAGGTATACCTTCTCTTTCTATAGATGCTAAACTACATAAATCATTTTCCCGTTGATTATGGTAAAATGTACCTAAACCACTTGCTCTATCAGATTCAGATTTCCATATTGCTTGTATAGAGTCAGGAGTTAATCCAAACCATTTAGAACTTTTCTGTTTAGAACATTTAATTGCAATAGTTTTTGCATCAAAAGGTTCTTTAAATTGAGATATTAATGTAGTGACACTTGTCCAATTTATAGGATTATCGTAATCAAGACTAGTATAACTGTGATCTTCTGCTTTAAAATATATACTCATTTTTTTTTAAATTAGTTATTATTTTAATAGTTATAAATTATTTAATTTGTCTTCATCTTTTTCTGTTATTACCGCTTTCCATTTATATGCCGGGCAGTCTGAAGATAAGGCTCTTACTTTAAACTTAAGTGAGCATCCACATAATGAACAACAGGGTTGAGTACCAGACATTAAACATTTATCACCTTCTATATCTTTTTTAGGACAGGCATGACAAATTATTAATCTTTGTTCTGCAATTTTTTCTACAAACTCATCACGAATAATACTATTTGTAATTCCTTCAAGAATTTGTTTTCTATTCTTCCAAATTGTTGTTAGTTTTCCTTGCATTTTTTTCAATTAAAAAGGTTTCTTTTTTTAGTTTATTTTCATCTAATATGATTTTAATCTTATAAAGATCTTTTAATCTAGATGTTAACCTAACTTTATTATGATAATTTTTATATGAGTATGTATTAAGTTTTGCTATTATTCTTTCATACTTTAATATCAAATTATCTACAGTTCTTGTTTTAACTACAAACTGACCTAAACCATCAATATTTATTTTAGTATGATTCATTGATGTCAGTTCTTGTCTAACTTCTTTATAAAAGAAAGTTATAATACTATCTACTAATAACTCATTTAAATCATTATCCTCAACTAATTGCTTTATAATTTGTTTAGGTTTTTTTGGAATCATTTACCTAAAAATTTATAATCTAATAATATATCTCCTGTTGTCTGTATTTTTAATTCCGGATTAATCATAATAAGTTTTTTATTATCCTTATCCTTTACAACTAAGTTATGTTTCTCAGATTTATTAATAGCATTTCTTACTGTTTGAGCAGATTTAAAAATTGGATCTTCTTCTGAAGATGCATCATAACAAAAATGTGTTAATTCAATAGAACCTGTTATACTCAACAAGGTTAAACATTTAAGATCAGATTCACTCATTGTTATATGATTTAAATAACAATGAGTGAGTATCTGAAATTTAATTATTTCTTGCTTAGTCATAACAGCACGTTTTTGTACTTGGTTAACTAATGCCATTGTCTATTATGATTTTTTTAATTTTCTTTCTAGAGGAAGTTCTTCTTCTTTTTCTTCCATCTTATATCTTTCTCCAGTTTCTTGATGCTCTTGATCTTGTTGAGCCATTCTTGCATATTGCATTTGAATTTGAGTTCTTTTAAATCTAGCTTCATCAATACTAGCAAGTAAGGTTTCATACCTAGATTGTGCTTCTAAGTAAGGTAAAGATTCAGTATAAAACTGTAACATCTCTTCTTTTTTTTGCATTAACTCTTCTACAGTTAATTCAGTTTCTTGTTGGTTTTCCATTGTTATACTTTTAAAGTTTAAAACAAATGTAACTAAATAAGTTTAAACTTCAAACATTTAAATGCAAAAAACCCAGATACTTAAGATACCTGGGTTAATGTAATACTTTATAATATTAATGATTTGGCTTATGGCAATTAAATTGATTTTTTTTACATTTATTATTTTTGTTAGCTTTTTTCTTTATATTATCACCAAAACCTAACATTGCCTCAGGTACATTAGATGCATTACTTGTTATCATATTTGTAGTTGCTTTGTTACCCGGTGCAAAATCAAATGTATTCATACCTCCTACAGCATACGTGTGAAGACCCTTAAAATTTTTCATAATTATCTATTTTTAATTGTAAAGTTTAATATTGTTAGCATGTAAAATTCTCTAGATATGTCTATTTCTAAAGTAAATACATCTATAGCACCTAATCTACATCTAATAGCAATCTTATCCCATTGTTTGTTTTTAGTTCTCCAACTATTTCTGATTTTCATACTAAATCTGTTGTTGTAATTAATGTATATGTAAATGAGTTACCATGAATAACTTTTGCTTTATTCATAATAACCATAAATTCATTAAAGTCTTTTAATCTTTTAAATACTTGACATCCTTCTGACCAGTTCTCAACATATTCAGATTGAGTCTTAGGATTAGATCTATGTCCATTAATTCCAAATACTCCCTCAACAACTAAGTTCTCATCAAAAACCATATCCTTGTTTTTATCTCTCCATCCCTTACATGGCTTTACTTGACGCATAGCTTCATATTTTCCTTGGTGAAGACCAATAGCCCACATACCTCTGTATTGACCAGGTATTAATCTAAATACACCAGCTGAATTATGAAACTCTTTCATTGCTTTAGTTCCGGGATCTGTTGTAATATCCCATTCATGGAATCTCCAATCTCCATTTCCATCTTTGTAAGAAAGAGTAAGCTTGTCATCAAAAACATTTGTTACTTTTCTCCCCGGTAATAGATTTCTTACACCAATAATGTTTACATCATAACTTTTACAAACATCATCATTAAACCAAACATACCCCTTATCTTTTATGGTATTTTTTATTTGTTCTCCTGTCATATTAATATTTATTTATTAACACTTCTTTTTAACCATTCCACCTTTTTTAGCTTTAGGTGTAGATTTTCTATCTTCTTTTCTATCTTTTCTAGCTTCTTTTCTAGCTTCTTTCTTAGAAAGAGGTACAGCAGCTGCAGATTTAACAACTAAGTCAGGAGTAGAGGTACTAGACACACTACCTGCAGCTTTAGTTTTTAACTGTGGTCTATTAGCAATCATATTCAAATTTTTCATATTAAAATCTGATTCTGCTTTTACTGCTGCTGAAGTTTTATCATTTTGTACACTACTTGAAGCTGTTCTACTTTTATTTGCAACAGCATTTAATTTTGCTAAGTTAGCAGCTTCTTTATCTCTTTGAGCTTTTGATGTAGCATCATTCTGTACATTGCTTTTAGGAACTGCTTTTTTAACTACAGGTTTTGTAACTGTTACTTTTTTAACTCCTATACTAGTAGATGGAAAAGGTTTTCCTGTCATAGGATTATTCTGTGACGTTACTTTTGGATTGTATACTTTTTTTGCTGGAGTAGCAGTTGCTTTGGACACCATTTTACTTATAGTTTTTCCTGCACCTGTTGCTTTAGTTGTTTTAGTTGTTTTTTTGGGAGCATATATCCCAGTAGGTTTAATAGGCATAATATTTAGTTTTAAGTTATTTAATAATTAATAGTCCGGTTAATACACCATTTCCAATTAAAGACCAGTTACGTTGTCTTTTAATCTTCTTTAAGTCAATCTTCTGAACAGTAATAATAGTGTCCTTAGAATTGATAATATAACGTTGTGCATTGATTACACTATCTTGGAGAGTAACCGTGTTTGTTAAGTGATCTACTTTCTTATATAATACATGGATTAAAGTATCCTGATATTGTACAATTTGAAAAGTATCTCTAGCATTTTTTACTTCTAATAATTTAGCTTCAAAGTCTTTTTGAAGTAAAGTAATTCTATTGATAATGTTCTTTTCATTACCAATTACTTTTGTCCAAGTTTGGATTTGAGTTTCTTTACCTTGAATTCTATGTTCAATAGTTTTTTGTTTTGACACAGGGAAGTATTGCTTCTCAGGTTTCAATAATAAAAACACTAACATTACACCTACAGCTAGTGTAAGATAGAATTGAATACTTTGTTTAGTCCTTGCTGGTAGCATCTGTTTTATTTTTATTTACTCCTTTTACTGATTCATAAGCAGCTATTCCTAAGAGAGTTGTCACAAAGGTAAGTAATTCTGCTAATATAAACTCTACATTACTTGCATTTGTATATCTACACACAATATAAGTAACTAATAACATTGTAATTAATGCTATAAAACGCTTAGAAGATTCTTGATTTCCTCCTAATGTTAGTTTTCTAAGGTATTCAATCATTTTCTTTATCTTTAATATTATAAATCTTAGCAAGTAGCCTAATTAACATAGACTTCTTATCCCATCCTAACCGTATAAAGTTTTCAATATTAGAGCCTAGCAATTGTAAGATTACAAAATTAAGCCAAGCAAAATTAACAAATGCATATATATTAAGTTCATATCCTAGTATCTCAGGTGACTTTGCATAATTAGCTAAAATATTTGTGCATCCCAACATAATCCAATATACAGCAAGTTTTAACCAACCTTTTCCAAATAGTTCAGAACTCCATCTCATACCTTCTTTTTTAGAAGCTTTGATGCCTGTACGCATTTCAAGAAAAAATAATATAATAATTACCATGCCAACTGGTAATTCAAATCCAAACATTACTTTAAAGTAATAAGCTATAATAGCTAATGTCATACTTATTGATGCAGCTTGTGTTGCAAAATCAGGATGAAAGGCACTATTAACGAAATGCGTAGTGTCTCTATATCCACTTGATTGTACAATAAGAGTGAGTAATTTTATCATAACATTCCTATAAATAAATCAAACATACTAGACAAGCTAGTAGGAGTTGAGCCATTAACTTCACTTATAGGATAACTTTGTTGAGAACCATCGAGATTTAAATTAAACTGCTTACCCAAAGCACCTGTACCAATAATCCTATCATTATACAATGAACTATTATTAATGCCTGGATAATTTTTTGGTATAAACATTTTAAGAGCAAATGTTTCTCCTGAACCAGCAATAACTGAAGAATCAAAGACTATTCCATTAGTTAATTGTATTATTTTTACCATGATTAGAATTCTTTACAATTGATTACCCCGTTTACTGTTTGGTTATTTGTTGTAGGCATATAAGCCAAAACATATTCATCCATTGTATTATTCAATGATGAAGATAAGAAAGATAAAAAGTTTTCTTTCATTACGTCTGTAGATCCTGTCGTTCCAGTACCAATAGGCAATGCTGCTAATACCTTTCCTGTTCCTACTGTAATTGTAGGAGGAGTTGCAGGAGCAGTAGGACTTCCATCTTGAAGCTTACCATTATTAACATAGGTAAGACCTGCAGATAAAGTTGGGTTTTTATATAATAGGATTATCCCTGCATCTGTAGTAGCTGTAATAGCCACAGCTATAGCTAGAATTTGAACAGGAATATCTCTAAATGCTACTTGCTTTTTAAGCCCTTTTAAAGCATACACTGTACCAATAGAGTTAGTAGTTACAGAAGTATAATTTAAAATAGCTACAGTTTTTCCTGCTTCGTCAATAGAACCTTCTGTTGCAATTTGAGAACAGATATAATGTAAAGAACCTGCTCCTCCTGTACTACGTACTTCATACCTTAAAGGTTGATTTGGAGATAACATGAAAGTATCAGTGTCTGTTCCTGAGTAATTAAATGTATGAAGTAATACAAATCCTAATTCAGTCTTTAACCAAAGTCTAAGTACTGCTCCTCCTAACCAAAGAAAGTCAACAGCAAATACAGTGAAATTAGCATAATCATATGTAGATACTGAAGCATAATTGTCCATAGCTGTAAGAGCTTTAGACATTTTCACAGTACCATTGTTGTAGATATAGAAAGTCTTTACTCCTGCAACATCTTCCATAAAGAACCCATCAAAGTTTGAAGCAAATGGAGCAACAGCATTGGATGAGAAATATCCCATTCTTTTTGTGACTCCTGCTTCTCCTTGAAAAGTATCACAAGTCATTTCAACTAGTTGTACTTTACCTGAAAAGTAGGGATAAAATCTCATACTTTGACGTATGATGTATTGACCTGCTGTTACAACTAAGTTAACTTTGCTTGCTCCATAAGTGGCCGAACCTGTTCCATTATTCTCAAATAAATCTGTGTCATCCTGACCTAATATTTTACCATCAAGCAGAGTAGTTATTTGCGCAATTCTGGTTCTTCCGCCAGCATCTATACCAAAGTTACCTATACTTGTATTAAAGGTTACAGGAATAGCTGATTGATCAGAAGCAATAGTAACTGGAATAGAGTTAGCCATTGTGTCTTGACCCGGTTGAAGATTATCAGTATTAGTTTTTACTAATGCCTGTGTAGCTTCTTTATTGGTATCTTGAGGTATCTTTAACATAATTATACTAATTTATCAAGTTCAATACTTCCTGCAGTAATTGTATAAGGAATTGCAGGTAAAGTTTTAGATGGTGATGCTTCAAATACATATTGAGTAGAAGCAGTTCTTGCAATACCGTTAATTGTTCCTGTGAATCCAACAGATGTTACAAAAGATACTACGGCAGCTCCTGCTGTTACTGATCCACCTGCTACTTCTATAGAAGATGTTAAAACTTGAGCACCTCCCCCAGAAAGAGTTACCGGTACTGCTGTTTGATCAGAAGCAATCACTACAGGCACTGAATTTACCATAGTTGTTTGTCCTAAAGCAGCTGCAGTTCCTGCGTCAATAGAATTAAGTATAAGAGTCTGTGCTTGAATAGCTGCTAAGATCATTCCTAATACTCCAGTAGGATCTGCAAATTGCAAACATCCAGGAGTACCAAAACCAACTGGCACTACAGCAACAGAACTACCCGGTACATAATAAGTTATTGGTCCCCATGTTCCTGAATCTGTATCCCATACTCTTACTTCCAGATAAATCTTATCTGAATCACAAGTATCTGTTACAAATTTGGCTTCATACTCCGTACCATCTTGTAGGGAAGTCAGGATAGCAGTTAATAAAAACTCTACATTATCTGTGTTACCTGCAATAGCTGTGAGTTCATCACACGCACATTGCTGACCCATCAGCATTCTTATTTGCCAAGGAAAGTTTGTCCCTTTACCACCTTGTGTTTTTAAATCTCCTATTGACATAGCTTCTAGTTATTAAATATTTTTACAAGATCATCTATCTTTTTTTTATCATCTAAAGATAATATTTCATAATCTATAATCATTGTGTCTAATTCAACATCTAAAGGAGTAACCCTGTTTGCTTCTAATGAATAAGGAGTATTTAATATTGTAAGAGACATATAGTTTCCTGTGAAATTAAAAAAAGTATTATAATCAACTTTTAATGATGTGCTTAATGTATTTGCATCAATATTTTGATCTGTATTATTGTACAAGCCCATTAGTACATTTGTGTCTTGTGGAGCATTTGATCCACTAATTATATTTATTTCCATAATTTAAAATTTAGGTGTTTTCAATAAAGGATCATAAATGAATCCTTGAGCAAGTTCATTTGCTACATTAGAATTTAATTTAAGATTTGAAACACAGTTAGTAAATTGATCCAATGTACCAGCAACAGTTGCATTAATAAAGTTAAGCACACCTCCTGCTGTAATTCCTTCTGATTGCACGTTCAACATGTATATTTTACTTGTATTGCTTAACTGTGATATTACATCAGAGTTAAACTGATTGTTAAGGGAATAGTTTTGAATCCAAAGATTTCCTGTGCTTGTGATATAAATAACATTTAAAGCACCAATAACATCTTTTAGACAAGCTATTCCATTTCTTAAATATATTGAAGCTGTAGAAGCTAATACTACCGGTATATAATTAGAAAAAATAGAACCGTTTACAATTATTTTTGCCTTTACTGAACTACTAGCTTGAAAAATTCCTCTAATATCATTTGAGTAAATATTACCGTTTATATTTATCGTAGCACCACAACCTAAAAATTGTAAAACAAGAGCTGTAGAACTTCCTAAGTTAGGAGTCTCACTTATTAAATCACCATTAATAGTAAAATTGCTGTTATCTGTTCCAGCGTTAGTATACACTAAACATTTAAATCCTCCACCGTAAAGGTTGTATGCAGTAAGTATATTTTTTGGACAATTAATTAAAACATTTCCCACATGAGCAGCACGTATATCATGAGATACTTGGTTTGATTTAATGTAATTTTTTACATTAACAGTACCATTACAATTATTTCTCCAACTAAATGCATAACCATTTCCTAGAGTTTGAGATGACTCCATTGAATTGAAATTGTAAGTAACATTTGATGTTCCAACTACAACATTATAGCATATAGAAATTGCTCCCATATTTATAAATGAATCTCCTTCAACTAAAATAGTACTTGCATTAACCCAAATAAAAGCATTTGAACTCATGCCTAAATTCCATTTAGCATAACCATACCAATTGAAATTTGTAGCACCAACAACTTGATCTGTTAAGGTAAAGTAGTTATTAAAAACAACTCCTGGCTCACAGTAAACATCAACGTTGTTATAAGCATTAGCTTGTACTGAAAGATAAACTCCTTTACGAATCCAAACCATTGCTCTTCTAAGAGATGTTGGAGCAAGTGCATTAGCTGCACTTAAAGCATTTGTTATTGTTTTATATGGTTTTGTAAAATCTCCAGGCATTGCTGTAGCATTATCACCTTGTACAGGATCTACAAAACAAACATTTGAATAATTTACTGTACTTGATCCACCACCTATAGCTGCAATAAAATCTTCTACACTAATAGCAGTAGGTTTATAACTACCACCATATCTTGGATCTCTAGTACCTAATGGAATTAAGTCACTATTTTCTGGTACTTTCTTTATCATCTTTCCTGTGATGATATTAAAGAAATTTGTAAGGTTATTTAACATGATTTAAAAATTATAAAGCTCATAATATAAATACATTTTTCCTTTAAATTGACTAAGTCCTGCTACTGCTGGATTAGCATTAAAAATATTAAAGTTAGAACCAACTATAGCTCCTGTAGATAATACATATGGTATAAACGTATCATCTGCATGAGGATTATAGTATACTGAAAACTGCATATAAATTTTATCTAGATCAGTAAAATCCATATCTGCGTTTGTAATAGTTAATCCTACTGAACCAACAAATGCTGGTTTTGGTGAAGTTATTGTTTTATCCATAGCAATTTGAATTACTCCTTTTTGAGTAGTAACATCTACTACACTAGTAACAGCTAAATCTACAGTATAATAACCAGTATTTGCAACATCTCCAGCAACTGACAAATCTTGAATTGTCATTGCATAAGTTTGATACTTATCTCCCCTTTTTATAAAAGTTGCATCAGCACCTACTGCTACTAAATCTGTTGAAGCATTATTTGCTTTTGTTCTAATTAACTTAGTTTTCTGTAAGTAGAACCAATTTAAAATATCCATTATCTAAGTATTTAAAAATTTATACTGCTGTAAATGCTGTATCAATTGGAACAATTCCTGCTCCCATTACTGCATCAATTGTATCTGTTGTACCTGGGAAGAATGCATTATAAGCATAATACAATGCTGAACCTAATACACCATGCACTGCACGTGAATTAGCATTAGTTGCACTAACTTGAAACAAACATTGTCCTACTGAAGCAACCCCACCAGCATCATGTAGCCATACTCCGTAACATTCAGTTGCACCAAAGTTATTAGAGATAGTTGACTGAGTTACAGCAAGTGTTCCATTACCATATACTTCTAGACAAGTTTCTCCATTTGCATCTAACTCAGACTGTGAGAAAGCTAATGTAGCTCCTGCCTGTACAGCAGCAACTTGAGTAGCTCCTGAAGTTTCAACTAAAGTAAAGTCCGCAGTTCCCTTAACAATATTAAAACAGTATACATCACCTGTACCATTATGACTTACTTTAATTTGAGAACCGTGACAACGAGACTTAGCACCATCAGATAATCTTACTCCTGTGTTATTACATAAGATACCTGTACCTGTTCCACCAACTTGAACCCACATGTTTTCCAAAGATAAACGTTGAGCATTAGCACCGGTAAATACGATACCATTGTTACTTCCTCCAGGTGCAATTGTAAGACCTTGAATAGAGAAATGATTATTATCTAAAGCACTAGTTGTAGTATCAGCACCATTTACAGTAATTGTTCCAAATACATAAATAGGAGCATGAATAGATCCATTCTCACCCACTAAGAAAATATGTCCTTTTGTAAGACTAATGTTTTCTGTTAAAGATCCTTGAATACGAATAAAAATAGGATTGTCTTCTGCTGGTAAGATTGTTCCTGCAGTTATCAAGGCATCAATTGCAGCTTGTGCTTCAGCAACTGTTTTAAATGGAGTAACAATACTACCATTAGCTACATAAGTATCCTCTCTATTTGGATCAACAAAGAATTGATTTGTTGGGTTGTATAATAAGTCAGCTTTGAAATCTTGTACTGTCATACCATATGTCAAGTACTTGTCTCCTCTTTTTGCAAAAGTTGCGTCTCCACCTAATGCTATAAGATTAGTATCTTTATTTGCAACGGTAGTTCTTACTAACCCGTTTTTGTTTAGGTATAGCCAGTTTAAAATATCCATGATTATTACATAATTAGTTATATTATTAATATACAAAAAATTTACATAAAAACAAAATCCCTAGAAACATATTTTCCAGGGATCTTCTTACCTAAGCGATAACAAAAATTTTAACGTATACAAATATAATAATATTACCAGATAATTGCAACATCACCTTCATTTACCATTAATCTGACTTTACCATCAATATCAATTTTTTCTGATCTTTCTAAAGATGCATAAGGAATATATACTACATCTCCTGCTACTACATCTGTACATTTATCACCTACAGCATATACAGTTACTTTATTCCAAACTTTCATAGCTTCATACATAATAGCATCTTCATCTTTTTCTGATAACTTAATGCTTGACTTTGGTTTCTCCGGAACTTCTATAATAATTCTCCAACCTCTTAATACTTTAAACTTGCTCATCTTCTCCATATTGTTTTAACGTTAATACTTTTACTACTGACATTTGCGCATTGAGTATCTCTCCTATAGCATGATCAAATAATAAACTCTTCATTGGAAATCTACTTTCCGTATAATCCTTTTTTAATATCTCTGCCAACTCAGCACATAGAGTCTTTACTCTAGTAATAGTTGGATCTCCTGACGAGTTAAAATCTAACCCCACTAATTGTTCCCCAAAGTTAGGGATTCTTTTTTCATTAACTGTTATTTCTTTTTCCATTATATGTTGGTTTATTAATTTACTTCTTCATATGTTTCATAAAATACTTCTGGAGACTGTGGATAAAATTGACCATTATATCCTTTAATAATAAAATCTCCTATACGTGCAGTATGTGGTCCATGTTCCCCACCCGTAACTGCTAATACGGGTTCATTATTTCTTACATAACTAAAACAAGGTTCACAAAATTCTAACATCTCATTTAAGTTATTACCTAACCACTGTACTGCTTCAACCTCAATTGGTTTCTTTCTCCACTTCTTCATCTGGTTGTGAGTTTAATGTTTGATTAATATATTCTTGAGAGTATCCTTCTAATAATAATGCTTGTTCAAAAGCTTTTCTAATACTATAGAAACTATGAGCTTCTTCTGTATCTATATTATATTTAATACCTTGTTTAGTTGTGATACTAATAATCATGCATCATACTTTTTAGGTGGGATATCTTTCTTAGGACCTTCATCCGTAACTACTATATCACTAAGAAGAGTAAACTTAATTTGTTCTAAGATTCCTATAAGCATCATTGAGTTTACAGTATCTTCACCTTGGGCTAAGTGTATTTCAAGTTTCCCTGAATCATCTACTGATACATTTAAGATAGTTTTATTTGACATATTACAATTTGTTGGTATAACAAAGTTAATATAAAAAACAAAACCTCCAAGTTTCCCAAGAGGTTTTATTAACAATTAAATCAAAAAACAAATTATGAAAGTAAAGCATTACAAATATAATAAAATTATATTCTTATACATATAAAAAATATAATTATCTATACATGAAGTAAAGATAATACTTTACAAAATATGTAAAGAAGTAAAGATAACTCTTGACAAAATGTAAATTATATTATGCAGGACACTAGAATATAACCTAATATGTATGTTATAATATGCATTGTAAGAACTCAAAAAGGTACTTAAGAATAAATATCTTTTTGGGTATATTGGAAAAATTTTTAAAAAAATTTTGGGATTTTTAATATGTAGTAGGGGGTGATTGGGCATACTAAATCAACCCCCACCCTCTCACTGGATTTGGGTGTACCCCCTATGTAATCTCTATCATCTTTCAACTAGTATTAGTATTAATGTTAAAATATTCTGTTATGAAAAGATATAGTAATTATGTTATAGGTATGTTCATAGCTTCTCTATTCTTCCTTGGGTTGAGTATTGAAGCTGGATTGGAGAACATGCCTTCAGGTTGTGCAGTGCTTATAATAATAAGCTTCTGTCTATGGTATGTAGGAGTAATGGCTCCTGATCATGAGAAATATAAAGAGAGTTAATTCTCTCTTTATTCTCTTCATCTTTATACTATTCTTGATATAACAAGGAATGTTTTCAGGGGGGAGTAGGGCTAGCCGTAGCTACTACTTAATATACCTACGAGAGGAATCCTATGGAAAACACTTGTTATATCTTATTATTATAATGCAATGGTTGAACAAATGATACTATCATTGTAATAATAATTATGGAAAAGTCAGAGGCCTTTCCCTTATTGCTTTGGGAATGTAAGTACCGTAAAAGGTCTTAGCAAGACACAATTAGAGAGAACTATATGTTCTCTCTTTTTCCTATTCATCTTATAACTATTGTTAAATATAAAATCAAATATTATGGATGTAAAAACTATAAATAAGATTATTAAAATGCTTGATGAAAAAACTAATACCATTAAACTTAATCAACCTGTACCAATCATTAAAGATTGGCATAATGGATTAGTACATGGCTTAGAAGAATTCAGAGAGCATTTACGTAAACTTACAGTAATTCATACTGATTTACAAAAAGAGGAGTAATCCTCTTTTCTTTTTTTCATCTTTATACTAATATAAATATAAATTTAAAACTTAAAATTATGAAAGTTATAACTTACAAAAAGAAAATTGAAGTAGAAGCTACTGTACCTTTTCCTGTTATCACATTTGTTCCTGGAAAAGTAAGAAAGTTTGAAGATGGTTACTCATGGGATGCTATGGGTTATGTAGCTAGATTTGATGGACTTACTAATGATGGATATCATAAAGTAACAGGTATGTATTATACAAGCATAGATAAAATGCTTGAAGCATATGTCATGGAAAACTTTAATAAACGTACAGGTTATGGTTCAGTAGATTGGCATGTGTATTCAGGTAAAGATGTTAACCTACCTGAATTATCTGAATTAGAAGATACAAATGGTAATGATGACCACGCTGATTTAGTTAATATGTTCAAAAACTTATAAGGGAGAGCAATCTCCCTTTTGGGTTTCTTTTCTTTTCATCTTTATACTAGTATTGAGAATAGTTTCAGCAGGGGTAATCTCTGAACGGGTAAGTTTTTTAAAAGTTTCCTTGATAATATAAAAGGAAAGTATTTAATTACACACAGGCTGAAAGTGTATGTCAAGTTGCCTTAATTCCGGTACTGAAACTATTCTTTTTTCTTTTTTCATCTTTTCACCATTATTAGTATTTACTCTAAAATTAAACATATGAAAAAGTTAACAGCGTACAAGACAGCAAAAAAAGAATTTGATGTAGTTTCAGAAGAAGTAATTTCTTTAGAAAATCAACTTGATGATACTAAAAGGATTGAAGTATCTTCCTCATTAAGTATTGATAGAAACTCAAGTGAATCACAATTCATTTATGCTATTGGTATTATCAATCAACAAATTGCTACTTGCAAAGAACTTGATATTGATACTACACCAAGAGAAGAAATGAAGAAAGCTTGTATTCAGATTAGAAATCTTGTGAAAGAACACAGAGCTTGGGATGATTATGAAAATGAACTATGTACTTATGTTAATCAAGTATATAAACTACTCACAGAAGAAGAGAAGTTTAGTTTGTTAGATTATCCAAAGAAGAAGTAATTAATAAGGAGAGTGTAAAAACTCTCTTTGTTTTCTTTTTTTTTTCATCTTTTGACTATTCTTGATATTAACTCTAAATTTAAAAAGATGAACAAAATTAAAATCAACACCGCAAGATTGAGAAGAGAAGTTAAAGCTGAAATTAATTCAGCAAGAATTATCTCTGAAGAGAAGTCACCTATGTCATCATTTGACAGAAAGACTTTAACAATGCTTAAAGCAGAAGTATCTGATATAGATAGAGTAGCTTTAAGTAAGTTAATCTCAAACCGTTCAGGTTATAGAGTCTTGAGCACAAGGGATTAACACAATACAGAGAGGGCTTTAAGCTCTCTCTTTATTTTTTTCTTTCATCTTTATACTGTTATAAATATTCACTCTTAAATTAAATATTATGTATACACAACAAAATATCAATAATCAAAGATTTAGCATACGGTTCTGTAATGTTGCTAAATATTTAGGATTTAAAAAGGTAGGACCATTTGAAAAACTATTAAGACAAATGCACCCTAATAATAAAATTAGTTTTGGACCATCACATATGCGTGTTGGTAGATTGCTAAAGGAAATTACTGATTATTATAAATATGAAACTAGGGATAAATAATCCCTTTTTTTATTTCATCTTATAACTAATACTAAATATAAAACTATGGTAGTAGAAACAGTAACACTAGAATTAGAGTGGACAGAGTATAAGTTATTAATGTCCTTGTTGAAAGAAACTAAAGATTGGGCTAATATACTTGACAGTGAAAGATTATCAACAAAAATGTACAATGAGATATATGATAAACTATATACTCAACGTACTATAAAGAAATGCATTAGCACATAAGCTAATGTATTTTTTTTTGACGTGCACTCCCTGACGTACACATCCTTGGCCTTCGGCAACTTTTTTTTTCATCTTTTTACTACTATTGATTTTATTTATTAATTAAAACTATATGATTATGGCAAATGTATTCAGTGAAACAAAAACACTACAGTCTTTCGGAACTTCACGTCAATTGACAGGTGTGAAATTAATTCAAAACCCAAAAGAGGGAGGGAAGTTATTTGGAGAATTCAGTAACGGGGAAACTGCACGTCTTGCAAAAGACGTAACAGACCTTAAAGGGGATTTATCAGTATCGTGGTTCACACCTGAATCAGGGGACGCTAGTTGGATGATACACCGTACAGGTGCAAGTGCAAATGTTGTAGCCGAGATGTCTTTCGGTGCACCAAGTGCAGTTGCTACACCTGTAGCGTCAGCTGACTTAAAAGTCGGATAATATTATACACCTACATAGAGATATGTAGGTGTATTTTATTTTTTTCATATGTGCTTTATGTTGGCTTTCAGCAACTTGTTTTTTTCATCTTTATACTTATATAGATATTATTATTGAGCTTCATAGTTTATAATGGTACTTAACAGATATATACTACAGAGCAGGTCAGCTATTGACTACGGAACGGTGTAGATATAATATAGATGAGTAAGCTACATTAGATGAAGAGTAATAGTTTGAGTGTAGATAAAGTTGTCTCCACCCTGTGTAGCTTTGTGCCTTTTAAAAGTTAAGTGCTTGATTATTAAGTAATTAATTTTTGATGGATTAAGTGATGAGAGGGTCTGATTGAGGGACTGAAATACTTTATCCTCTTCAATACCCTTCAACATACTTGGTAAATACCTCTCAAAGTAGGTACAGTACATAGTATATAGCTATTAGCCCTTGTACATTAGACCCTTTTACTTATAGTAATTGTTTAAGTACTCTTATATCTATTACTATTACTATATACTAGAGTATCACAGTAAACACATCCGGAATTCATTTAACCCACTAAAATATTATATATGAAAGAACTTAAAAAAGAAGACATACTAAGTATTGCAAAGAAAGAATATGAGATAGGTTTTAAACAGGGTATCTCTATAGGAATGTGGATAGGTGCATTTTTAGTTGGAATACTATTTACACTATTTACATATTTCTTTCCTCTTCCTTGAGTGTAATTGTATCCGGAATTAAATAAAATTGGGAGTATGTGACCATGAAAGAGGCATACATTTTAACTAACAACTGGATATAATCAAGCGAATCACCAGTCTAAAAAAGAGTCAGTGCAATGGGTAGAGAAGCACATTAATCGTAACTGCCATAACTAAATTATTAATGAAATTAAAGGCTACGTGTCAAGGTGGGAGGTCCATGTGACTATACTTGAGATGGGACAACTCATTGGGCTTTTTAATTTCATTTTTACTCTCATCCAAGCAGGATAGTTATGTACAGATTTACTCTGTAAAAAGTAATAGACTTAACCGTCTGTCTATTACATAATGATCAGGAGGGGAAACCCCGCTCAAGACCACATAATCAAGGGTTGCAACCTTGTGAGAGTACCAATTAAAATACGTGTTGCCCAAGCTTCTACAAGATTAGTTATCTTGTCAGTTCTCTTGTCTCATTGAGACATGCTACTGTAATGAGGACAGTACAACTTTGCTTTTAAGGCTACCTTGAAATAGGTAAGTGAGTGAGACTTAACTAGTCTAAAGCCTTTGTAATGCACCATTCCTGATTCCCAAGGTCAGGCTATAAAGATTAGCTGTCTTATAGAGTGCAGAGGGGGATCATTGTACAGAAAGCGGAGCAGTAGGCTGTTACAATCAAAACAATAAAAGTTTTTATCATTTGTGCACAGGTGATAATTAAAACGAAGCTCCTGTAATGCACCACAACTCACGTGGATATAAAGACTTCTTGTGATCAGCATAGCTGGAAAGACAGTGAGTGAAAACTCCTACAAGATGTGAAACCACAATGATTAACCAATACCTGCAATAATATTCCTTTGAATGCAGGGTAAGGACATATAAGAGGTAACTGTCTTCTTTTAGTTAATCATTCTCCCAAGGGTGAGCAGTTGTAACATTAGTGATTGGCTCTAGGGGACACCTAACCATAGTTTTTATTACAACTGAGTGCAGAGGGGTTATTAATTATTTAAAGTCTTTAATATCAAGTATAAAATGAGGCAAAATCCGCTAACCTCTTAGAGTATAGTCAGACTGCAGATAACTGCTATATGCTCACGTTCGATAAAATCTGCTGAAGTGAAGGTGTCAGCATACTTGATATTAATAACATTAATCAATACACTACTAGCTAGGGTGCTTACAGGGGGTTCCCTGATAGAATGTAGAATATAACAGAAGATGTAGGTTCTACTATTGATTTAATAAGTGTGGGTTGTTACACTATAATAAAACAACTATCCAGTAAGCTGCTGGCGTGGGACTGTCCAGTATAGATACAAGACAGTAGGCTTTGGTCAATATGCCTTAATGACCATAAATAATGCACCATTCTCACGTGGATATAAAGACTTCTTGTTAACAATAGGGTAGGATAAAACCGTAAAGTCCCTGTTTTGGTCAAGATGTGAAACCACAATGATTAATAATATCCTCTTATCTAAGAAGGACAGAGAACTATGTTATGTGAGCATGGAACTACTACAATTAAGTAGTAAGTTGAAATACATCTATTAATCATTCTCCCAAGGGTGAGCAGTTGTAATAGATATTAGCAGGTAAAGGGTTCAGCTGACTACTCCTGAATATATTTATTACAGCTGAGTGCAGAGGGGTTACTAATTAACATCACAGTCCAATTGCCGTTAGGGTCTAACAAGGGAGACTGGCTGTCCTTGCTGTGATGTTTATTTTATTAATCTTAACACTTACTAATATGATATATTTAATTTTAATGGTGATTGTATTTATTATAGGAATAAGTTACTTAACCTACCAACTATTTAAATAATATTAACCTATCATCCTGTGTGTATGAAGACTTCTTATCTTTAAAAGAAACACCTGAAATGGGAGATAAGATGTAAAACCACAATGATTAAGTTTGAAAATAATACTACAGATTATGCATGTAGTTCTTAATCATTTTCCCAAGAACAGGCAGTTGTAATAAAAGACCAACCAGTAAAGAGTCTGACCTTAAGTGTCACCTTTATTTGAACTTGAAATATACTAAGAAGAAAAGGTCTGGGTAATTGATATTACAACTGAATAGGGAGGGGTAAAAATAAAACATTACTAACTTAAAACTATACTTAAAATGGAAATTAAAACTATAATTAGAGGAGAACAAGAATTGTTCAAAATGGAAGAAGCTAAAGCTTTGCCTTTACCTTTACAGAGATACAAGTTTTATAAAGGAGACCTGTATCCGTTTAATGTTATCAACAAGAAAGAAACTGATACAAATATTTATTGGTCTCTTACTATAAAAACACCAAGATTTGAAAACAATAGATTATTTTATCTATCTAAAAATAAATCAGGTGTCACTTTTGATAAAGCTAAAAAGACTATTAAGATTTGGTTTGGCCACAATATCACTACATTAGAACATGATATTATGCCAGATATTATTAAAACTTTTCAATTAGATTGGTTCAGTAATATGTCAAATTCATTAAAGACACTCTTAAATAATACAATGCTTCAAAATTGTATTAAAGGTAAGATTACTAATCCTAGAGATTATGTTAAAGCTTATCTTAAGACTAGTCCTTATAAGAATTTAGATATATCCGTTGAATTATTTTATAAGACTTTTAGTGATACCCGTATAGGTTCACCAAAATCTTACAAAAAGACAATTCTTTATAGTGTTAATCCTAATGAAAGTTTAGAGTACATAGGAAGAACTTTTAATCAGAGTAGTATTAATTCAACTATTTATGACTTATTTAATCAAGCTGAATTACTTGATAGAAAAGTAAATATCAAATGGTCAGAATCTAGAATGAAGGAAATACATAAAGAATGGACTAGAGAATTAATGAGTATTGCTATTAATTCAATTGAACCTGTTGAATATAATTATCCGGAACTTGAAACACCTGAAGGTATTAGCTTAATTACAAATAATATTGAATTATTTGAAGAAGGTACAATAATGGACCATTGTGTTTATACTAATTATGAATATAAAGTAAGATCTAAAAATTATTTTGTATTTAGGTATAATAGGAATGATGTTAGAGCTACAGTTGGTGTAACACAAGCCGTAGATAAAATAGAAATAAATCAGATGTATTCTATTAGAAATACTCCAGTTGACCAAGAACATAAAGATTATGTTTCAACATGGTTAAATTCTGAGTATACTAGAAATTGGTTTACAGCTGATAATGAAAAAGTAGTTTTAATTGACACTAATACTGATTGGTTATGATGTTTGAAGATTTAAAATTTGAAAAAGATGATTTAAATGGTATTGCAGCTTTTCATTTATTCCCTAATCACTATGGTGTATCTGTAGTAAAGAATCCGTATTCTTATGGAGGTAGGGAAGGAAAGTATGAACTTGCTATATTAGTAATGAAACCGAGTGATGAATATTCTGAATTATGTTATGATGCTTCTATTGCTAATGATATTATAGGACATTTAAGTGAACAAGCAGTCACTGATATCATGCAACAAGTTAGTAAATTACCAACAAGAGAATAAATACTAATGGCTAATATATGTAGAGTACATACTTTACATATATTAGTTACAGTAACTACATTAGAATACGTATATAATATACGTACTCTATCTATATTAACAATTTAAAATTAAACGACATGAAGAATATGTTAGGAAGAGCTATTGAAATAGCAGTAACTGCACATGCAGGACAAGTAGACAAAGGTGGTAGACCTTATATATTGCACCCTTTATGGGTAATGGATAAAGTAAGACATTTAGGAGATGATTATATGATTGTAGCAATACTTCATGATGTAGTTGAAGATTCTAGTTGGACTATTGAAGAATTAATAAGATTCGGATTTAATCAAGATACAATGTACGCATTATCTCTTTTAACTCATGTAAAAGGAGTTAGTTATGATGATTATATCAAAGCAATATCAACAGATCCAATTGCTAAAGCAGTTAAGTTACGTGATTTAGAACACAATACTAAAGTTACAAGACTTAAAGGATTAAGAAAGAAAGACTTTGATAGACTTGAAAAGTATCATAGAGCATATACTTACTTATTAGATTAATATTAACTATTAACACATTTAGTCATGGAAGTAATAGAAATCACAATGCAAGAAATTTGGCAGGCAACAAGACCTGTAATTCAGAAAAACAAAAAGAAATATACACGTAAAACTAAACATTTAAAAACTTTAAAACTATGGGAAATATGAGAAATTTATCAGTAAAAGGCTTGTCAATGTCACAAGCACAGTCTATTAGTAATTTATGCAACCAGCGTGCACAGAATATTACTGATCAGTTAGAAATAATCAACAATGCTAGTAAGACAATTACTATTGACAGCGTTGATTATATGCAGCAGGAAGGAATTAGTATGCCTATTAATGTCATTGACATGATATTAGAGAAAGGTAGACTACATGCTACTCAAGCTTTCTTAATGGAAGCAACGAGAAGCAAGTCTTCTGAGCTTGATAGACTGAATAGTTTGAGATATAACTATGATGTTGCGGCACCTGAACGTAAGTTTGCTGTAGTTCCTACATTAGCAGAGTCTGTTGATGAAGATTGGGGATGGTCACAACTTACTGACGCTGAAATGGCTGAATACTTAAGTGAAGAGGCTTACGCTTCTCACATTGGGCAATTCATTCATAAGCGTGGTAAGTTAAGTAAACTACGTGAAGAACTTGTAGGCTTACCTAGTCTTGAATGGATGACAGTGAAAGATGGAGAAAAGACACCTGTAAAGGTTATTAAACATCATAAATCAGTTGATTTAAATGCTTTGCATGAAAAATTAGCTGGTTTACACCGTCTTCATGAGCAACGGGTAAATTACTTCAAAGCTAAGGTTAAAAACTTAGTTACTTTGGAGAATGCCTCACGTCATACAGGTAACGCAAAGCTTATTACTGAGCATAAAGCTGAACAAGATGAGTTTGACTCTCAATATTCTATTGCCTATAGTGCATGGAATACTAAGAGATCAGCTGAATCTAGTAAGTTTGAAGCTGAACGTGAAAATCTTATTAAGGAAGTAGCAGGTTTACGTATCAACGTAAATCCTAAATTCCAGGATGTGATTGACATGTTTATCACTGCCTCCGAGGATTAATAATCTTGGTTGGATAAGAGGGAAGGTACAAACCTGAACTCTTATCCTTTATATTACTAATAGGAACCTTTATGACTCAGCGCATAGCGCACTTATACTGGTATGTATATTAACTATAAAGAAAGCCATTGGCTACAAACCGCTTCTCTTCACTTTACAAAACTGAGATAGAACTCAATCATTAGACAGGTTACTCTATGGAGATAACTGGCTAATACAAGAGGTCTTAGTTTTTGTTCTTGCCTTTGTAGAAGAGAAGGTCTTTGTCATTGCTTTTGCTTTTAGCATAGTCTATATATTCCTATTAGTAATACCCATTTTTTAAATATTAATTATGTCACAATATCATTATAACTATTATCCAAGCTTAACTTTTAGAGGCCTTTCTGAAGCTTCACTGGAGTGGCTTAAAGAAAAAGAAGAAGCGGATAAGAATATCATTAATAATTCTCAATTCAAATTGAGAGAAATCAGAAATCATTTTATTACAAGGAGAAATACACAACCTCCTGCTCAAATAAGTATAAAACAATTTGGTATGGGTGTAGATCCGTATAAATTAAAAAATAGACACTATAAAAAATAAAAAGTTATGGAAGAATTATTATTTACAATTGCAAAACATATGCCTATAGAGGTATTACTATCTTCTCTTAAGAAAGCTATTATTAAACATGAAGATACACCTACAGAAGATACATTAGATGAAGTTAGTAAGTTTACTATATTATATGTCACTAAAATGAAAATAGGTGAGAATTCTGTAGAAGATACAGTACAATCATTTAAGGCTATGGATGAGGCTATGGAGATAGGTAAAAGAATTACCGGCCAAGATAAAACCTCTTAAAACTTAAAAGATATGATTGTTGCACATTTGATTGAAGAAATCCAGAATTTGGTAATACAAATAGACCAAAGAGAAATGGATGAAGAAAAAGTAGCTCAACTATATGAAGCTACAGAAGAAGAATTAATA